GGCATTTCCCGGCTCAACGGGTCGTGCTGTCGCCACTGGCTCGACGTATTTTCGTCGCCGCGCTTCCATACCCCCCAATCGCCGACGTTTTCGAAGCTCATGCTGCCGTGATGCAGGGTACGAATCTTGCTCGTGATGTAGGTTTTGGCTCCCAATTCCCAGAGTCGCCGCGAGAAATTCCAGTCTTCCGACTCCTGCACCCGCTGCCATTTACCAGCGCCGTCTCGGTAGACACGCTCCTCGAAGTTAAACATCGCCTTGAGACAGCCGCTCGCATCCGTTTCGCGCCACAACGGGGATTCCATGTTGAACAGGCAAAGCGCGTGATTGTGGAGCAGGAACTTATCGGCATACCCGATATCAGCGGCGCAAAAGGTTTCCGGAAATTTCTCGAACTCGTTCGGGCAAAATCGTCGCCACGGGTTCCAGCGATTATTCGGGCTCCCAACGCCGCACGAGGTTGCGCCGGAAAAGGCGTCCTTGATAGCCATGGGGACGCTGATAAAATCAGCGTTATACTTGTCCATCTCGTCGTTCAGCACATCGAGCCAACGCTCATAGACCTGAATGCCGCTATGATCGCACTGATCACACTTTTCCCCATGGCAATCACGGCAAATCTCTTGCTTCTCGACGACATGCATGTCCGCGTGAATTTGCGCATGCCGGTCACAGAGTCCGTCGGCGGCGGCATTCAGAGCGGCAACCAGGCAAGCGTTGTAATTTGGTCCGCTCAGGCAGGATGGCAGAATAGACACCTTGTGCTTGCGCGACGACAAAAAAGCAGCATGGGCCGATGTCCATGACACGCTTCCGGAACTCGGCACACCGAGCAAAATGCGATGCATGTCGGCCCCTTCACTGTGGATAGAGATTGGCCTGCTTTAGCGTACGAACAACGTCGCTAAAGTTCATGAACGTACTGCCCAGATTGCCGTTTGAATTCATGTTGACCGCGTTGGCGTTCGTTGCTGCGTTCCCATTCATGCCGACAAGAAGCCCGCTGCTCGCGGGGGACACAACAGGCGTCACATAGGTGCTTGAGAATCTAACGGTCTGCGTAGCGTCCGCATCAGCAGACGCGCCAACAGTCACACCCAAAGGAAGACCGTCGCCGGAGCTGGTAGAGACAATTGACGACCCGGCATTCCAATAAACGCCAACGCCATCCGCAATCGCCGACCCGCCCGATGTTGACTTTGGAAAACTGACGACCCCTTCAACGCACAATTCGCCAGCGACGTTGGCCGGGATATCACGCATCGCGACACCGACGCGAGATGTGGTAACGATGACATCGCCTTTGGATTTCGCCGTACCCGGCGTGTGGGAGATGACAAGCGTGCATTGCAGGACGGTGGCCATTGCCGTTTCCTCTGAGATTCTGCTGGACGGCGTTAGGCCGCATTGCTCACGAGCTTGATCTGATGCCGCGGCCGGTCGGCATCGATGCCGGTGATACCGGAGATTTTGTCGTAGCGCCCCTGGGCCTCTTCCGGGGACCGTGCGGGAATGAGCAGGCTCAAATGCCCCGGAACCTGGACCGAATAACGGTCTTTGGTGTCCTTGCCCCAAAGGCGCTCGGCAGCCTCCTGCGTTCGCTGTTGCGGCGGCTTCGAAAGCTCGGCCTTCCACCGTTCGAATTCCTCTTCCCGGTCCTGCTCGCGCCGAAGCGGCATGGCGACGGGGCGCTCCACGGAGATCGTCCGCTGGAGGTTATTGACTGTGGCGGTGAGATCGGCGACTTGCTGCATGAGGGCCGCGACGTCGGGCGACACCACTGCTGACGGTTCCTTGGTCTTGTTCGGTTCGGCCATTGCGAAAGGCTCCAAAAGAAAACCCCCAGCCCGGCCGGTAGATAAGCCGAACCGGGGGAGCGAAGGATGGTCTGTTACGGCAACGAGGAAGAAACGTACCGCGGCTCAATGACGCCCACCACGTCGCGCGTCGAAATCTTGGTCCGCGCCCAGATGTCGCGGTCGAACTTCATCTGGTTGTTGTCGGCCGCCTGCGTGATTTCCTTGTCCCAGTTGTAGTAGCGCCGGAAAGCCCGCTTGAAGTCGCCAAAGAACCACTTCGTGGCCGATCCGGTACGAGCCTTGACGTAAGCATTGCTCATCACGTTGTAGCGCGGCCCGCCATAAAACCCGGTCTCCATGGGGTTCGCACCGATGGTGCGAATCGTGGTGGCCGACGCCGTGTTATCGACGTGCTGGACTTCGCTGGCTTGGAGGATGCGGTTCGCGGTTCGCTTGAGCGCGGAAGGAACGATGAGGCTCGCGGCCCGCAGCATGACCGGCTCGCCCGTATTCGGGTCCGTAATGGCGTCGAACAGCAACTCGGCCGTCTGGACCGACGTCCAATCGGTGAGACCATTGCCGCTCGCCAAGGCGTTGATATAACTGCCGGACGTCAGATAGGTATTGGTCGCCACGCCGTTCCGCTTGTAGCTATTCACGACTCCGAAGACGACATCAAGGCCGCGCTTTTCGAGTTCGAGGCCGTAGCTATACCCGAGGTCTTTGGCCTCGTCCAGCACCTTGCCCGTCATGTCGAATTCGACGGCCTCGCGCGTCACGTTGGTGATGAGCCCCTTCTTGGTCGTCGGTGCAATATCGATGTATTCTTCGTTCGGCCCGGCCGTCGGGTAGAGTTCGCCCTCGCCAACCGCGCCAATTTTGTCGCCGACCTTGCCGACACCGGGGATGCGCTCGCCGTAGGGGAACGGCGATTGCCGCGAATCGACGAGATTTGGAAAGATGAACTCAGGGGAAGCCATCGCCTCCTTGATCTCGGTGAACATAATCTGGCCGGTGATGTTCGCGAACGCCGAGAGGTCGGTGGCGTCGGCCGCTTCCAAGAGTGGGATTGACCGACCGCTCTTGCGGTAGTTGCTCGTCACGCGAATGAATTCCGCGCCGCCGGGAACGAGCGACTCGAAGAGACCTTGAAACGAGAAGTCCCGCGGCTTGATCGCGCCGGATTCGATCGCCTCAACGAGCCGGACCTGGCAACCCTGCGGGTCTTGTTCGAACTCACGCTGGAGTTGCGGGTATTTCAGAACGCCCATGGTCGTTTCCTCTCCTGAACCGTGAATTCGTGAAACGTCTCTCGGTGCGAAATCTCTTAACGGGCCTGGTAGGCCGCAAGTCGGTCGATGAGCATAAGTTGCGTCGTCGCCGTTCCGCCGGCCTTGACGCCCGCGCCGACCATCATTTCGGTCGCGTTCGTGTAGGTGAAACTGATCTTGATTGGGACGTTGCGGGCCGTCTGGGCGGCGTCATAAAGCGGGACCATGCCGCTGCCCGAATCGGCGAAGAACGCGGCCTCGGCAATCGTGGCGTTGATGGGGCGAATTTCAATGCGGAGCGTCTGGTAAGCCGCGCCGCCCGCCGTGAGCGTGCTCGTAAGGATCGTCTGCGTGGTGCCGATCGACACCATGCACTTCCAGACGGTACTGCCGTCAACCTTGAAGATCGCGGCCCCGCTGAAAGAAGTCTTCACGCCCGCGCCGTTATCGACCATGAAGTCGGCCGCGATGGCGTCCGAGAAGGCGAAGAACACATTGGCCGTATTGTTCGCCCCGGTGACGGCCTCGGTGTATTGCAGCTTGCATTCGCCTTCAATCGGCTTGTTCGCGGCGATGAGGAAGATTTCCTTCGTCGTCGCGAGATAAACTTCGTTGTTGTCGGTCGCGCCCGTGGTGAGCGTGATGACGCCGCCGGCCGCATCGCCTGCCGCCGCGGTGCCGTCGCCGACGAGCGTCCAAAGGTGCGGGGAGATGTACCAAAGGAAGTCGTCATCGAGGCCGAAGGTGTGCTTGCCGACATGGAAGGACTGCGGCAGTTGCAACGTGCTCATTCCCATGATCGTTTCCCCTTACCCTGTCTCTGTTTCGGTGACTTCGATGCCGGTGATTTCGGGCGGCGTTTAGCCGAAGATGCGGGACAGGAATTCCTTGCTGTCCTTCGCGGGGCCGGTCGGCTGGCCCTTCGATTCGAGCAGCGACGCGGACGAGTTCGAACGGGGGCCTTTGGCGGGAGCGGTGGGGACCGGTTTGGTCGCGGCCTTCTCCTCGGTGATGAACGCCTTCCGCTCGGCTTCGGGCAGATTCATCAGCGCCGTGAACTTGACCGGCGACGGACGGTATTCGAGCGATTCGCAAAGCGTGCGAACGGCGTCCTTATCGCGGAGTTTCTTGACTTCGGCTTCGAGGGATTCCATCTTGTCCTCTTTCTTTGGCTCAGCAGCCTCGCCGCCTTCCGCCGCGTCCTCCGGAGGGGTTTCCGTCGGCGGGGCCGCGTCGCTGGCGTCGTCGAGGATCGCCAAAATCTGATTGATCTTTTTCTTCTTCTTGGCCGCGTCGATTGTGTCGTCGGACATGAACGCGGTCACGGCGCGGGCCAGGTGCGTCGCGGCGTCCTCGTCTTCGGGGGCCACGACCGGGGCCGCCGTCTCGGCTGGGGCATCGCCACCCGCGAAGCCGTCCATTTCGAGCAGCGGCTTGGCCGCGCGGGCACTGATGCCGAGTTCTTCAAGCGTTTCGAGAAAGGTTTTTCCCGGCATGTGCGTCTCCCGCGATTCGTAAAGCCCCCGCGTCGTGGCAGGGTCGCACACGATGTCGATGGAGCGAACTTTGTCGATGGATTCGATGATCTGTTTGCGGCCCTTCATGCGGCCGGTGCCGAAAGCGTTCTGACTGAGGCCGAAGGCGGTTGGATGGTGCTCGGCCCAATCGGCGACGAGTTGAAAGTTGGGTGATTGCGGCGGGCCTTGTAAATCTCCGTAGACTCCGTCCGGCTCTACGGTACAATTCGAATAGACGCCCGCGAGATCGCGCAGGGACCGTTCCGCTTTTGCGTTCCGGTTGGCCGGATGGTCGATGTAGGCTTTGCGGCCTTCCATCAGTTTGGCCGCGCTCTCAAGCGCCGTGTCGCTGTACTCGGTGCCGTCGCAGTCCTTCCGGCCGTGCTTGTTTGGGGATGATCGGCCCAGCATCTTGACGCGGCGGATAACGCCGGTCGCGCGGTCAACCTCGTGCGTTTTGCCGTCGATGACTGCTTCGCAGAGTTCGATGCGCGTCAAAGTCTTTGACCGTGTGGCCATAAGCCGAGCATAAAAATTGCTTGGTTGTTGATTCAAACGAAGGGGAGCGAAGGACTGATGGCTACGCGACTCGATCATTTCCCGCACGTCTGGATTCCGGTCCCGCCCGAAGTGGAGGCGTATGTCGATTCCGCGCGATTCACCTATCACACCAGCACGCCGGATTGCCAAATCACGATCACGATGAACCCGGCCTTCGACATTCGCTGGTGCGGCGAAATGCGAGCCACGGAACAAGAACTGAAAGAGGCTCAGGTCGGCGGTGTCTGGAAAGGCTCGCGCCCAAAGTATTGGGACGAGACAGAAGAATGTTGGCGATTTGACGAACCCGGCAAATATGTGCCGTTGGGGGCCGTAGTCGTTAGGACGTTAGCTCAAAAGATACAAGCGAGGGGAGTTTCATGGACGCCGATATAAACGCCGACGAGTCGCCCGAAGAATGCGACAATTGCGGATACCAAACGAAACTTGAACGCTACGAAGAGGCTACATGGCGCGACAAGAGAGGTGTTTTTTGGTTTTGCGAAATCTGCGCCAACACGCACTTAAGTAAAGCGGCCCAGTATCCGGCGCAATGCAGCGACGTGATGCTCTACAAATCAATCGGCTGGATAGCCAACCGGCTTCTCGACGAAATTAGAACGCTGGCCCACGCGAAGGAGATTTGATGGACGCCGACACGCAGCGAAAAATGGACGAAAAGTTCTTAAGAGACAAATTCATTCGGTCGATCCAGCCTGTTCGAAGTGCTCAAATGGCCGAGATGATTCCCAGTCATCTCGCGTCGCTGGCTGGGCACATTGCGGCGGCGCTCATTGCCAATCCGGCCACCTTGTTAGGTAATCAGAACTGGGACTTCACCCAAATGAACGGGCATACTGGGAAGTTGGCGACCACAACCAGGATTCTTTGCGACGCCATCGCCGAAGAGATGGAGAAGTCGAAGCTATTCGCCCCCGCAGTCGTTTTTCATCCGCCCCAAGAAATGGATTCGCCGAGCAAATGACGGATCTGCTCCGGGAGATTCGCGACAAAGCCAAAGACATCCGAGATTGCATCGCGTACGTCAGGTCTCTTTCCGATGCCGATCTCAAGTGGATTTACGAGCGCATCGGCATCGACAAACCGCCGAAGACGAACGGGAAGTTGATTCCGTTTGGTTCGAAGAAGAAGCGACGGCTGCGCGCGGCGCGGGTGCCGATCGAGATTCACGCCGCCATCATGTCGAAGCTCTGGCCGAAGATTTACGGGGAGCGGTGGCCGGCGAAGAAGCCATTCAAAGCGCGAACGGCAGCCGAAGCTGTGGCGGTCTATGAGAAGCGGGCCGCGTCGGGACTGTCGCTGTGGCTGAATGGCCGAGATGACGTCGAGATCACCGACCGCAAGCGACTATTTCACCGGCAAGGGCATCAGTTCGCGAAGGCGGATTCGAACCGGAAAAAGAATGGCAAGTGGAAGGTGCCGCTTTCGAAGACCGCTCTAAGCCCGCCGCGGCATCTCAATATTGACGACGATTGCCAAGACGAGGATACGGTGAGGCGGTTTATGAGCGGGCATCAGGCTCCGAAAGAGACGTTCATGAGGTTTATCTCGGCTGGCACTATGCAGGGCGAAGAACGTCGTTGGAATAGTCGTGGAGAGGTTAACTTCGTTCCGTATATAAGCATCGAAAAGAGCCTCTCACAGAAGGCGGGACGCAAAATAAACCCGCGAAAAAAGCGAATGACGGGGGCGGAGCTGGCGGAGAAACTGAAAGGGATGAGGGCGGTTAAATGAACGAACACGAATGGGGCGGGCGACGAGTTCTAAGCCCAAATGAAGGCTATATCAGCTTTATGGAAATGCCTCGCGCGAATACCGGCGAATTGATCGGTGACGCAATTTATGTAAAAACTTCTATGTTCCATGTGAAGATTCCGGCCGATGTCGGTATCTTTAACGTGACTTCGGAATGCGGCAGGTTCAAAGGCGAGATGCGGATTGAACAATGCGGCACACATCGGGTGCTGACTCACCTCTTTATGTCGGCCCCGATAGAAGAAGCGGCGGAGGATGGCTGGAGAAAGCTATCGCCCGCAAACAATGACAGTTTCATTCGCTTCGACGGGGTAGTTTGCAATTGGAATCCGCGAACTGGGCAATCGGAATCCACTGGCGTTCGTTGGCTTGGGGGCTTGCCTACCTGTGACTGGAGAAATGGATTAGAAGATTCCGAAATCTCGTTTCTGTACAGGGTCGCGCACGCCAGGGGCGATAAGGAACCAACCATCGAGGACGTGAAGGGCATGCGCAGGCTTGAGGCGAAACTGGATGAAATCATTGCCGAACAACAATGCGATCAGCCCGCCATCGTGAAAGGGAACGAAAAATGATTCCGCGTGAGGATTGCTTTAATCCGGTGTGGATAACCTGTGTCATCATCGAACCCGGCTGCCCGGTCGGCTGGATCGTCGCGGCGGTTTACCCGTGGAGGATGCCGTGATGGACGGTGAACCTGCCGATTACTTTGAATGGGCTCCAAGCGAAGAAACCGTAGCCCATATGGCCAAAGGCAATTGGCTTGAAAAGATGACGAAGGACATCAAAGAGGAATTCGCGAACGGTCGCCGCGAAATGAACGTCGGCCGTTATTTATTCGACGGGCTTTTTCCAGACAACATTGCCGCGTTAAAATGGGCTAAACAAAATGGTTTCTGCTTGTCAGGTCAGGAAGTTGTGGGACGCGATGTAATCGTTAAACCGACCCAAACGCAAGCACCCGTCTTAACGCCGCCGCCCGCTGATCGATCAATCCACGAACCTCCCCAATCCGCTTCGTGCGCGTCTCCGGATGCTCCCGGCTGAGTGTTTGCAATGGCAAGAGTGAACCGGTGTCCGGATCAAGGAACGATTCCCACGGCGGATTGTCGCCGAGTTTCGTCTTGATTGTATCGTACCGGCGACCACCCACGGCGAGGCGGCGGCGGCGCTCGTCGGCGGTGGCATACCAATCCCTATAAGAAACCGGATCGGGAGCGACTTCGCTTTGAGCGTTTCGAAAAACGGCGGTCAACGCCGGGTCGTTTTCGATGTAGTCGGCTGGAAAAAGCACCGGAGTTCGGTAACAGCGACACCCCCAAGCCATTATGCTTCCATCGCGAGGCGACTCCAATGGTGGGGCCGGACACTCATCCATACCCTTTTGGCCCGGTTTTGGGTCCAAGTAATAGATTTGGCCATTCCTGGCGGCGTGTGCGGGCCTAGTGTTTTCATCTAATACGCTGTGGATTTGCCATCCTTGAATCATGTCGCCTAAGCCGAGATGCGCCTCATGATTCGCTTCGTTGAACACTCTCAAGCTTTCGCTTCTCGCAATCCGCCGCGCAGTCGAACGCACCCCGTCAACCACCGGGACCAAGTCCCGAGCAATCTGCGACGTCATCTTCCCTTGCGCCACGCCCTGCCCGACGATCTGCGCCAATTGCTGCGGCGTCGCCGAAGTCCGCGTGGCCCCCTCCAGCCGTTGCTCCCACGTCACCCCGGCCACGGGTGCGTAAACGATGCGGTTAACTTGCTCCTGCGACGGCGGCGGGAAGAGGAACCCGGCGAACGCCTCGCGCTTCTCTGCGGCGGACAATTCATCTTCGGTCGGTTCCGGTGCCGTGTATTCGGGCCGCACGCCGAAGCGAAAAGCCGGCTCGCCAGGCGATGTCAGTCCGAGCGCCCGCAAGACGATTTCGACGATGCCGGGTTTTTGCGGGCCGCTCGGCAAGACGCTGGGCCAGGTGTCGTCTTCGAGGAGCAGCGATTCTTGGGCCGGGGCGATACGCTGCAAGGCGGCGGCGCGGAGGTAATTCGTCGGGAGAATGCCGAGCGTTTCGAGGGCCGCACGATGACCGTGGCGCGTCATGCGGTCGAGCGAATGGGCGATGGATTGCTTAGCGACGGGAAGGATACCGGCGAGGGCCGTCTGGGCGTATTGCTGGGCACGGAAAGGAGATTGCTCCGAAATAGCGGCCATGAGGCGACGCCACTGGCTAATGATCTGGCGATCCACGGTGTTGGCGGCGCGGTCAGCCATCAGGACCGCGTCTATCTGGCGAGCCGTGGCGCGGGCGGCAATGCGGGAGGAAAGATGATTGCTCAAATGTTCGCCCTAAATCCTGATCCGACTCGATGAGCGATTGTCTGTAAAATCGTCTTTTTCAACTCAGCAAGAGTGCCTCTCGGAGTTACGCCCAAAACACGCTGCGCCGCGTCTTTCACTTGCCCATTTGGTAATACATCGAGGGCGGACCGCACTTTGTTTTGCAACTCGGCCCAATCCGCCTGGAACCGCTCCGAGTCCTTTCCTTTCTCGTCGGCACTGATCTTGCGAGCCAAGACGCCGGCCTCCTCATGAAGTTTGGCCAACCCATCAGCCGAAGCGAATTCGCTGCCTCCATCCTTCTTGGGCGCTGTTTCGCTCGCCGGCTTCGCTCGCTCATGCTGTTCGCGGCGTGATTTGATTTTCTCGCCGATGCGATCAACCAGTTCGCTCTTAGTCCCGCGAACGTCATTGATCCCAAACTTGCCGGCAAGCAGTTTGATCTGCGGTACACTCATCTCGTTCGAGATCGACGCCATCGCCGCATCAACCTTCTCGAAAAGCTTGTCATCGGTCAGTGCCGAATCAAAAAGCTTCTTGACGTGCTCGTGCGCGGCGTCCAGCGTGGCGGCGTCTTCGGCCTTCTCGTGGGGCTTCGCCTTGACGACGTTTTCGGGGGCTGGCGCGGCGTTGGGAGCGGCCGGAAGTGGCTTCGGCATGTCCTTCGCTGAAGCCAATCTTTCCAATTCTTCCTTAATCATTTTAGCGACATCGTATTTCTCACGAAATGTTTTTTCAGCAACATCCTCCCAATGCTCATCGCCGATCATGCCATTCTGGTCAGCCGTAGCCTCGACCTGATTGTACACCTTGTCGGCGGCTTTTTTGGCGGAAGGGAAGGCGGTTGAATAATCAAAGGCTCCGTCCAGAAAATCAGTTATCACGGCTTCGATGGTCGTTTTGCCGCTACGAACGTCGTTTGCGACTTCGCGGAACCAGCTTTTATTTGGTTTGAATGGCTGATTTGCGCTTTCCTCCTTCGCCGGCTCCCCAAACTCCTTCCCCAAGTCGAAATCGCCGATATCGTGATGCGTCGCCAATCCCGCCAGCGCCACCTTCGCCGCCATCGCCTTCCGTTGCGCCGCCGGGTCCGCATCGTCCGCGTGCTTCGCGATCGCCTCTTCGAGTTTCGCCTTCGCGTCCTTGCCCCAAAGTTTCACGGCCTGCTCGGCGAGGTCTTTCGCCTTCGGGTGGCTCGCGTGGCTGACGTCGATTGCCGTCGGGCCGGCGACGTGATGGCCGTCTTGGTAGTGTTGCTTGTGTCCGAGGCGGTCGGTGAGGACGCCGGTGAAGCCGGATTCGAGGAGGAAGGCTTCGAAATCTTCACTCTCGACGACCGGCTCCGACTCATCCGCCATCACCGCCACCATGAACTCCTTGCCGAGTCGCGCGATCTCTTCGGGCGTCAGCGTCGCCTCTTCGCTCTCCATGGCCGGCGTTCCTTTGCCCTTGAACCATCGCACCAGTTCCGCGACCGCGACAATGGGCGCAGGCCCGATGATCGTCCCCCCAGGCAAGGGAAATGCCGCAATCCCAGCGCCAATAATCGCCAACGCCGTCGGCCGGCCATAGCGCGCCTCGAGGCGATCATAATGCCCTTTCACTTTCACCTTGGCCGCTTGCATCACCTTCGCGGGAATCTTGCTGGCATAGCTGGCCCAGGTTTCGACGTGCTTGTCTGGAGATGCCGGTGCGTCTTTCGGAGCGGCTACTTGCTTGCCGTTTTGCCAGTGGTGGCCATGGGCGTCTATGCCGGTGAAATTTTCGAGGACGTCGCGCGATTCCCTTAACGGCCCCTTAAGCTTCAAAATCATATTGAAATTGTCGTCGCCTCTTTTAATGCCATGATCGAGCATGGCTTGCAAGCGAGCGTTCTCTGCTTCTCGCCCTTTTCTTCCTAGTCGTGGGCGCTCATTCACCTGTTGCATCTCGATTTCGCCGCGATCCCACATCCCCTGCAATTGCTTGTGAAATTCGGGGAGAGTCAGCGGTGCATCGCCCGCTTTTTGCCGGTCATGATTTACTTGCGCGAAAGCCCGATGGATATCGATTAAGCCGTCTTGGAATTGCGGCATCCTTTTAAGCAAGTCCAAAGACTGATGAATCTGCTCATCGGCCGGCTTTCCGCTTCCAGATTTCTGCGTGGCATTGGCGGCAGGCGCAGCCGCTTGAGCCGTGTCGCCTTTTTCAAGCTCCATCTCGATACGGCCAAGGACTGTCGTGTAATCCATGTATTTACGTTTAGCTTCCTCGATCTTAGCCTTCGCCTTGTCTCCGTATTTCTGTATCAGTTGATCCGCATAGCCGCGTATTTTGTCTGGCGACGTTGCGTCCTTTGCCGCATCGCGCTGAACACCCGGCTTGTTAAGGTCGTCTCGCGCGACCTGCTTACCGTCGGACCATTTGTGCCCGTGGGAATCAATTCCGGTGAAACCAGCCTCCATCAGTTCCAACGATTCGAGACTGGCGAGCATCCCAGCCAACGGATCGCCGCCGCTCGGCTGTGGCCCACCCGATGGCCCCCCTCCTCCACCACCAAACGGATCGCCCCCATCCCCCGGCATCGGCAGCGCCCCGCCCTGTTGCCCAAACTTCGCGTCAAACTCCTCGTTGTTCGCCGCCTCATGGTCCGGGTCCAATCCCCGCTCGCCCTGCGCCGTCTTGACGCTTTTAATCTTCGTACCGATGAGAATCTGATCTTCCTGCGCCGTTTGCAGCGGATCGCGAACGCTGATCGTGGGGGCCGTCACTTGCAACTCGACGACGTCGAGTGTGTTTTCGGCAAGCAGGCCGCACTTCATGCCCCACTTGATGGCGCGGAGGACGATGATCATGAAAGCGGTCTTGAAATGGCCTTGCGTGACTTCGGACGCGATAACGAAGGGCGCGCCAGCTTCTTTTGAGGAGCTGTAATTTGCGTTCGAGGCATCGCCCGTCATGTACTCGGGCGCAGCGAACACGGCTCCGCATTGCCGCAGATCGCCCTGCAAAACCTCCAAGTGCTCGCTCGCTCCCACCGCTTGCGGCCACACCGGCTTTTGCCCCATCGGAATCCGCCGCGTCGATCCCGGCCGCGTGCGTTCCTGCGTCTCGGTTTTCCCGCTGACCGGGTTCGTGAATTGCCGCTCGGATAAGCGCGTGGCCAGCGATTGCACCTGGGCCTCGCTCGCCACCTCATGCTGCCAGATTTCAGCCGTCGCCGCGCGGACGCCGCTCGACGTGCTCACGTTCCGCATAAGCTTGGACGCCCGCTCCAATGAATCGACCATGTCGAGCGAGAACGCCGGCAGGCCCCGCTTCGTCGCCGCGTCCTCTTCGAGATTCTTGAGATGCACAATCTCCGACGCCGGCACATATTCGCCCTCTTGCCCGTCGTTGCGGGTGCCCTTGTACTTGACGTAGTATTCCTTGATGTCCTCTTCGTCTTCGAAAGGTTCCGTCTGGTGGCGCATGCCGTAAGACCAGCCCGTGCCGTCCCCGGATTGCGGCGGGTCCGTCACCTGCTCCGGTTCCACGAACCGCACAAAAGTCATGCCCCGAAGTTCACTTTCCTCGTCCTCCACGAAGAAAAGCCGAAAGATCGTCTCGCCATCGCGCCACACGCGGCGGCCCGATTCCCACTCGCGCGATGAACTAACAATCGACGCATCGGGGTCCGGGTTGACGCTCGCAGTGAAGCGATTCGTCATCAGGAATTTGTCAACGAATGCCTGGGTTTGCTTGACGATTTGTGTGTCTTGCGGGTTCGCCTGGACGCCGGGCGACTCGGGGGCGGCGTCCCGGTTTTCTTTCGGTTGGATTTCGTACGTGAAGCCTTTGCCGATGTTGTGCGTTAATAGGTTGAAGAGAAGGCTTCGCGCATAGGAATTCTTGCGGGATATGATGCGCGAGCGTTGGCGATACTGGCCCAACTCAAATTCGTTCCGCCAAATCGGATAATTGTCCCCGCGCTTGCGATCGCTGACGACCGAAACGGGCAGCCAATATCCGGAACCCGCATTGCCGTAGCGCTCTTGGAAGAGGTCGAATAGCGCGTCCGAGCCGCCGAACCCGTCGTACATTTGCGCCCACATGACGGATTCGACGAGTCGCCGCGCCCGCTCTTGGCTCTCCAAAAGCGACTGTTCTTGCGGCGGTTTTTGCTCGCCGTTTGGGGGTTTTCCGTTGGCCGGCTCGGGAGTGGCGGTGTCGGTTGGCATATTTGGAAGATATGCCAGAATGGGTTGTTCTCTCAATTTGCTGGACTACTCATCGCGGGAACCATAACTGGCCAATCATTCGGCTTGGCTTCGGCAATTCCCAACTTAACCATGAGATCGGCGTAAAACGTCGCGTAAATGTCCGCCTCGCATGGATGATCGATCCTGATTCGACTCGCCGACGCCGACAAGTCGCCTTCCGTTTTGAAACGGGTAAAAATACCGGCTCGCCGATATGCTTGTGCTCGTTGGATAGCGAACAAACTCTATCCCATTAAAAAAGACGACATCTTTTTCCATGGTGGTATTATACACGCTAACATTACTGCGTCAACTCTTGGCTAGGTAGAAGTGATGCGAGGACGACGGCGTCGGCCTTATCGGGCGACCGATTGTTCGGCAGCCGCTTCTTGATATCGTCCTTCTTCTCAATGATAACGAGGCCCCCAGGCGATTTCCACGTCGGCGCACAAAGCTCTTGCAAAAGCTCTCGGTCGGGCGGCAACGCCACTTCGAAGCCGTTCGCAGGGTCAAGCAATTCTCTAAAGGACCAATAAGCAAACGCTCTTACGTTGCGAAAACTCAAGATGCCGGTGCGGTCCCGCGCCTTCGTCCGAACACCGAAGTCGATCCCAAAGGCATTCATGCCCGCCTGCCCGCAAGCCTCGGCGGCCGGCGCACCGTAACCGATGCAATCCACGAGCACCATCGCCCCCGGCCACACTCGCAACGCTTCCTTGATCTTGAGCGCCGCCATGGCCCCGCTCGGCGTCTGGCTCCCTTCGTAGCAAATTAACTCCCCGAACCAGTGCCGATGACGCGGGGCGAGAATAGTGCGATCGGCCCCACCGTGCGCGATGTCGCAGCCGAGCGCGTCCATCGGTTCGCCGCGGTGCCCGTCCGGCGTCCAGCGCTCTTGGGCAATGCGGACCCACGATTCGGGGATGACTTGGGAGCTGTCGTCCTCGGCAACGAACTCGCCACCGAGTTCCTGACGGGCGAAGTTGCCGGTGTAGACCTTGGCGAGATTCGAAGCGAAATCTTGATGGACGAACGGGTTATCGGATGTCTTGGCGTGGAAGATTTCTGTGTTGGGTTGCTGTGTGCCGAAGGCGTCGTATGTCCAGTGGGCTAACCCTTTTGGGGTCATTGTCGCTGTCAAGAATCCCAACTCGCCTTTCTCACGGAGCGAACCGAGTACGATCTCATAGGCTGCCTGGTCCATCAGCGAAGCTTCGTCGAGCCATGCGCCGGAGAGATTTGGTCCGCGAAGCGTCTCCGGGTTTTCCGTCGAGCGAAAGCGAATCACCTGCCCCTCGGTGAGCGTCACGTTAGGATGCGGCGTCATCCGTGCCGACCGCCATACGCCAATCTCTTGAGCAAGAGTGCGGAACGTCGGCAGCGTCGTATCTTCGAGAATGGTATAGGTAGGCGAACAGACGATATAGGTGCGGCCGGGGCGGGCGCGAATAATCAAATCGTAAGCACCGACCCACGACTTGCCAGAACCGCGACCAGCGACGAAACCGCGCCGCAATGCCTTACTCTGCCGGAATCTCGCTTGCTCCCGGTAGAGTTTGATCCGCAGCGTCACCCTGTCCTGGCTCAACGACTTCCTCGATGATGGTCAGTTTCTTCGCTTCGTTGATGTCGAGTTCTTGTTTCTCGAAATACCCCCGGTCCTTGCCGAGTGTCATGAGCGTCCGGTTGATGGCCCACGGTTCGTTCCTCTTCACGGCCGCGATCAGCCGCAACTCGGCCTCATCGACGAACTCGCCGCGCTGCATCTTTATTTCGGCTGCGACCTTCGGGCAAGACTTGGCCCTTAATGAAATCGTTTCATGGTTGCAGCCGAGATGTCGCGCCGCGAGGTAAACCATTCCCTTCGTGTGCTTTAGGGCGGCGAGTATTTCCTCGTTGGTGTAACGGCGCGCCATGGCTTCATAGTAGCGGAAGTAGCGGGATAGGGATAGTAATGATTAACTATTCGCTAGGCGATTCTTCAACATCACCCATTTCGACAGGCCCGCACGCCGCCGTCGCTTTCTTGGGGTCGCCCTTGACGAACACAAGCACGTTTTGATGCGTCTTGCCAAGCTTCCGCCCGCTCTCGAATTGCCGCCCTACGCGAATCGGCAGGGAGCCAACGGACGTAATGAGGACAGCGTCATTGTACAGTTTAGCCCCGGCATCTTGAAACGCCGCTATCGTGTCGCTGATGAAATTTCGGTACATGCCTTTCTTGTCGCGAACATCGCCGACGACGAAGCACGCGAAGCGGTCCTCGGCCAGCATGGCGACGCTCGCGGCGACGATTTCCCGGTAAGCGGCAAGGAACGCCGCGTAATCGAGCGTTGAAAGGTCCGCCGGGTCGTCGCTGTAAACCTCAAGATCGGCGTAGGGCGGGCATGAGAAAACGAGGTCGTATTGGCCGGGTGCGAGCGTCGCAACGTTGCGGCTGTCGCCCACGATCCATCGCGGCGGGTTCTCGGGCGTGATCGTGGCCGCTTGCTGCTCGTTCGCGGCGATTTGCTCCGGGCGCAGATCGATCCCGGTGTATTTCCGCCCCAGCTTGGCGGCCACGATGCCGCGCACGGAGCCACCGGCGAATGGGTCGAGGACAGCGCCACCGGGCGGGCAGAACCATCGATAGGCTAACTCACAGAGAACGGGGTCGAAGATTGATGTGCCTGATTGCTCAGCGCACATGCCCCCCCCCCCCGATATCTCCACTGGCGATTTTGTCGTTGACCCACTCTCGAGTGTTGATGTTGAGGCTTCTTGGCACTTTGCCCCCCCCCTGTTTGAAGTTTGCGGCCAAATCACCAGGAGCTCCGCTGCCAAACGTCCGCGCGTTTTTTCCCATCTGGAGTTGCCCGCTTACGTCTAGGTGCTAAACTCTGGTCACCATGAAACCGCACGAACGCCGCCAATGTGACGCCTATCCCTATTTTAAGCTGGCCGCCTGGGATGCCCGCTCATTTACGTTTCGCGATGGCAAGCAAGCCCACCCTAGCGAGTCCGCTGCCAAGCAAGAGGCCCGAAAGCCCGGCAAGTATCGCGTGAGCGTCGTCACCGCCGCAGGGCGAACTGATCTTGAGCCGTTCGCCATTTGAATCACTTCGCGACATTCCAGAACAGTGCCCCCGGCGATGCGTACTGGCGAATAAACCGCCACGCTTTCGCGTCATAATTCGCGCACGACGGAAATGGCGGCGGATGCTTTGCTGGGTCGTCAAACTTTTCTGGTGCGTTCCAGATTGCCGCCCGCCCAACATTCGGCATCGCTCCGATTCGCACGGCATGAAAGCGGGCATTCGGCCACGCTTTTTGCAAGCTGAGCGAGAGCGTTCCGCTACCCGCGACAGTCCAAACCTCGGCCGGCTCTTCGATTTGCTGCGCGAGCTCCGCGATTGCCAAGCGGATCGCCGGCGTATCCAAGCCGAACGGCAGCAACTTCGCCCCGCTGACGCTACAATAATCCGCCGCACGCTTGCGGACGACGCTCATATAGCCGGCTGGCCCCACTTCGATGATTTTCGCGCCGGCCGCGATAGCTTCAAGCGTTCGCGGGTGCTTTGCCTTGCGTGCGGCACAAAAGATCGTTGCACGCTTGCCATAATCGCGGGCGCAATAAGCGAGGGCGACTTGGGCATAGCCTTGAACCGGCGAGGCATACACATATTCGGAATGCGAATCAAAGAGAATTGGAACGACGCGGGCCTTCGTGCCGCCCTCTACAACGTCGTCGCGAACTACGCGGATGCCGGCGATGTCGTCAATCCTGACCGGCAGCATTCAGCGGCCTACCTTTCCCGTCCCCGCGAACCGTTCGGCCGTCTTTGCCGAGTTTCATTGCCGGCCTTGCGCTGCCCCCTGGGCATACGCGGCCTTGCGCTGCATCGGGTCGTTGTGCATCGCCATCTTTACCGTCTCTCTCTCTCTGAATATCCGCCAGCGTGCCCGATTGTTCCGCCTTGTCGCTTGATTGTGGCGGCATCGCTGTAATCGTGGACGCCCCCCCCCGTCCTATTTCGCTTTGAATGCCCAAAGACAGCCACGCCCGCTTGCGATCCTGCCAATAGCCTTGGCGGGCGTCGAGCACGCTGAAAGGCGGCACAAGAAAGCGGTCAGCCAAAGTCTTTGCGGCCTCAGATGGGTCCATGCCGCCCCCGCCCTCTTGGCTTGCAAGGATTCCACTGTCCGCTGCCAATCCCGCCAGCATCGCGTTCAAGGCTTCATTGTCCGTCTGGAAGCTATCGAGCAGCGCTTTAAGCTTTTCAGCATCGGCGGTAGCAAGGGCTGCGAGCGGATCGACGGAGGCCAACATCAACTTCGCCTCCTCATCGTTCAAATCGAGCACTTCGACGGTGACCTCCATATCTGGCGTCATCTCCTGCCGCAAATGCCCATCGACAAGCTTCAGCCGCCCATCGGGCAGTTCGTAAGCCAACAGCGACCTGGCAAAGCCGATCTCGTCGTAAAGCCCTTGGAGTGCGGCTCGTTGCTCGTCGGGATGGCGTCTGAAATTTTGCTCGTGCGGGACAAGATCGCCTGCCCGGATCGTGACGTGCCTCTTGATGCGGTTGCGAATTGCGGGTTCTGGTTTCGCGGCTTTCTTGCGTGCCATAGCCTCAACTCTACCGCCCCGCGTCACCGGGTTCAAGTGGCGAGAGCGTTATGCGATTCCACGCCTGGACTGCTTCGAGCTTGGTTAGCCGGTGCGGCCCCACAAGGCACGGCTTGGGTTCAGCGCATTGCACGAGCCAATGGCTCGAACCGTATGACGAAAGATGCGATCGGCCTCCGCAAAACGGACAAGCTTGCGGCGTCGGCTCGGCGTTGGGGTCGGTGGCGGTGAAGCCGTAGCTAATATGCCAGACTTCGTTTTCACCAAGATCGTCTTCCAGCCAAAGGTGTTCGCCATGCTGGGCAATGACTTTCTTGGGTTTTCCGCTCGCGTGTCCATCGACCGTATGCCACACCGTCTGCCCAGGCTTGAACTCGCTCATATTCTCTCGCTTTCTTTCGGAATAGCCCGCCCGCTCACAATCGCAACCTCGCGCGGCGTGAGTGTCTCCAGCCCGCGTTCGACGCGGCTGACGTGAACCGCGGAGCATTCCAGCTTGTCGGCCAGCATTTGCACGGTCATTCCGCGCGAGGTACGCCAATCGCGGAGGGAGGGCCAGTTGGGGATCACTCGAAGTTCTCCAACAAGTTAGCACCAGCTAACAAAACATTAAAACCGAACCAATTGCGGATAAATCGCGATCTCGTCCCGAATAGGAAGGGTTCACGGTCGCACATCACTTGAACGCTTCCAATCGCTTAACCGGACACCCATCTTTGTGGCCCACCACAACGCCAGTCTCGTTCGGATAGCAAACCTTGCACGAGAAGCCCTTGTCAGTGATGAGATGCTCGGCGAGTTCGCGGGCAAGAAGCAACAACGAATGATGATCCTTGGTGAGTTTGGCGTACCCAAGGCAAACGTCTTCCGTGGCTTCCTTCACGGCGGCGTCGATGGCTTCGGTAATTAATCGGACTGCCGCTTCTTTGCCATCCTCGCTAGGATTAAGCATCGGCGCAAGGTCGTGATTAAAGACAAGACACTCGGCTCGCTCTTTCGCCGTCATCGTTTTCCCTCTTTCCTTCGCACGGCCTTCCCCAGCCGTTTATGCGGCCCCTGCCACCCGTGCGGCAGTTCGCTGGGCGGCAATTGCTTTCGCGGAATCTCGTAAGGCGGGACATCCACGATGCCGCGCAGTTGGCGAACGGCGGCGCGGGCGAACGCTTCGGCGGTGCTGTTGGTGTGGCTCATTTGCGCATCCCTCGCTTCGCCTTACGCTTCGCAACAATCTCCGCGTGCTTTCTCCCGGCCGCGGCGGTCTTAACGCGCTTCAGGTCGCGGCGAACGAGTCGCTCGACGTTGTTACCGTCAAGCGTGAGAATCAACGCGATCATTTCCAGGCCGAGACCACCACGCGCGCCCCGCGATTGCTCAATCCGCATCAGTTTCCCGAATTCGGGATGACGGTCGAGGCCGGCCGCGAACGAAACAACGTCGCCGATTTTCATGGCTTTCTCCTCCTCCAATACGCTTCTTCGTAATAGTCGAACCTCTCCCAACCATCACACCCTTTATCGACATTTCGTTCCCAGCCTTCGCCTTCCGGTGGCTCGTCTTCGTAATCCCAAGCCTTGCGAGGCCCTTTGGTCCGGTCATACTCAAAGTCGGGGTGCCATTCCCGATCGTGAAGTATCTTTTCGAGGCGAACTAGCCTCTCCATGTCGGTTTCTTTTTTGTCGCTCATATCGAACCCTTTCGCTTTGTCGTGTATCATTCCCTATATGGATGAATCGTTAATCCGCTGGCTACTCGCCGATCCGTGCATCACGAATGCCGAAGCTGTCCGTTTTGCCGACATTTCCGACACCGCCGCGCCCCGCGTCCGTCCAGGTAAACGTTCGCCCCTTGGAGCGGATGCCCACGTGAACAATGTGTTTTCCGTGCGATCCACGCGGCACGCCGCTTTTTCGCGATCACCTTGCGATTATCGGCGTACCGCTGACGGTTGTAATTCGCCTCGCATGTCCGGCACTGGCGGAAGCCTCGCTTATCGAATTTGACGTTGTCGCCGGAATACTCGTGGCCGGACGGGCAGTGCGTCTTGGCGCGGTTGCCATTCGACGGGTTGGCAATGTCGTGGCCAGCCCGGATAATCTCAAGAAACATCGCCTCGGCGCGGTCGAGCGCGTTCAAGACCGGCAAATACTTGTCGCCTGATCGCTTCTCGGCGGCAACCATGACGTCAGCGAGGTCTTTCTGGATGCCGACCAGGTGGCGCTTGAGGATTTTGGTTCTCATAATTCTCGATACATGCTCGCAAGGTCGTCGGGTTCCAGTTGCAGCGTCATTCTTTTCTTGAAGTCCTCAACGCTCTCGTTCCATTCGACCTGCAACTTGAGAAATTTAATAAAATGCGGGATTGCCAATTCGGTCAGTTCCGCGACGGTCGTTGTGGGCGGCAACCAAATTTCTACCGGGCCTGCCGCGAGCGGAATACGTGCCCAAAGCAAACATCCGGGCGATGGCCGAAGAACCCATCGCTCTTGATGCTCAAAAACCAGTTTGTCGGTCATTTGGTCCCCGCGATCCGTTTTTCTCCCAGGGCGATCGCGGCGTCGATTATGACACACACCGTGGCCTTCGCGATGTCGCGCTCGCACCCGCAATGATTGATGAAGAATTCTGCCTCTTTCAAAGCGTTCGACATGGCCGCAACGCGATCCGCATCCGGCGCGCACCCGTAAAGCTTCCGCTGCTCGGCGGCGCAACCGTCGGCGAATTCGCGCGGGCCGACTTTGCCGTGCAGGTCGTGGCATAAATTGTGGGCGGCGATGATGGCGCGGGCCTCGTCCCGCTCCCGCTCCGCGACGGCGAGCTTACAGCGGTCGGATTGGTGGACGCCCATAAATGACAAGATTGAGCCACACACGAAAACACGGGAGACTCTGCCCTCTTGGGCTGCGTTGCATTTCGGGCAAGTTGGTTCGCTCATGGCGTTGACTCCGTGCCGACAAGGCTCAAGCGAACCCCATCGACGATTGGCCGAATCATGAGTATGTCGAGCAGTTCGCCCACTTCGGCCATTGTTTTGCGGCAAAATACGCATTCCGGGTTGTGGCACATATCGCCTTTCAAATCCAAGCAATCGTCGCAGATGCGAATTACAATCGGACGAATCATGTGAAAAGTTCCTTAAGAAGCCCAAACACCTTCCCCGCTTTCACGTCGGCTGGCGTGCAATGGATTATTCGCCAGCCGAGAATCGTGGCCCTGTTCATTTTGTCTTGGTCCCTAATAACGCCTGAGCCTCTCGTATGGCCTCCTCCCGTCCATATGCCACCGTCCACTTCGAGGGCAATTTTTCTTTCCGGCCACGCGAAATCAATGCGCCAGCGGCGAGCACAGAACATGAATTCCCGGCACGGAATCGGCAGTCCGTAAGCTCGCCACACGGCGTCAGCGATGACGGTGGCTTTCCTGGGGCCGCGCTTGCCGTTCGCCTTGGGCAACGTCAGCCCGAGCTTGGTGGCGGCGGATTTGGAGAGGCGAAGCATTCGGAACCTCGGGGTTATGGGCAATATCTTTTGATGGTTTCCCGAGCGGAAGCGACGGACGGCCCGTCAGCCTTGCGGTCAATTAAACTAATGATCGCTGCGCACAAATCCACCACGGCGAGATCGTAGCTGCCTATAGCCTCAGCGTAAGGCACGAATCGTCCTTCCGGGTTCTCTTCGAGGCTAGCACCGGGGCCGGCAAAATCTAGTCGCGTCATCTGGTATCCTCGCGCACCAGTGTGGGGGTCACTGTCTCGCTACCATGACGACGTTTCCGCTCCGATACCTTTCGAGACGTCGCACGGCTTCGGCGTGTTCTTTCATGCGAATCTCGTACTGGCCCATCACTTCCAGCATAGCTAGTCGCGTCAATCGCTCATGTTTTTCAAGTTCCTTGCCGCGAGGGTGGGCATCGCACTTTGGATCATCGCAAATCAAGTCAACGTCGCCGCATTCTGGACACCATGACACTGGGCCGTGGCATTTGAAGCGTCCAGGGCAAATAGGAGTTTCGCTCATGGTTTTCTCGCTCTGTCTTCGTCCCAAGCTGGTCGGCCATCACTGTGATTTGAACAACACTGGCTTGGGTCATGTTTGAAACCGAATTCATTGCATTCCCCGCACCGGGGACATCCGGATTCAACGCCTCAGCCGTCCCAATTGTGGCCGCACTTCCAGCACGACCAGCTAACCCACGGAAAACTCATTTAAGATTCCTCGTCGGCCTCTTCGATCGAAAAATGCTCGCATGACGGATCACAGTCAAACATCAGTCGTGCCTGATCTTCGGCCGCTTCGGGCGTCTCGGCTAGGATTTGCCCAAGGTAATCGACATTGCCGGCTCGCGGGCCTTCCTGGCATCGAAATACATCGAACGTCGTCATCTCGTTCCCCCTAAGTGTGCAAAGCTGGTGGTCACTGGCAGCGTACAAGATTCTTGATTTGCTCAACTTGGCATCTCGTGGACTGGTACGCGAGTCTCGCATGTTTGCTGGTCCAGCAAACCAAGGCGTTTTCCTCGCCGTCGTAAATGGTTTGCACGGTCCCTCGTCGCTCGCTAAATTTCCCGTTTGCCAATCTCCGCTTGACTCGGTCGCCGGATTTCAGGTTGCACACGTCGATTCTCCTAGTGGTCAAGCGCACCAGTATGGCAGGCTGGCGGTCATCGCCCTTCCCGAAAAATCACTAATTGCTTTCATCATTAAAAGTAAATGGTTCCATACTAGCTTCTAAAACTTTTCCGCCGGTCTTTTCAAGAGCTTTCCTTATCGACGAAAGTGTCGATTCGGCAATTAGTTTTTCCCAGGCTTTGCGAATACCCGGTTCGTCTTCAAGACGATGAAACAAAAATGCTATCTCTTTCGTGGTCCCATTTCCTTGAACCAAAACAGCGTGAACGCCGTCGCGTTTATCGATGAATTTGATGCCCACTTCGATTTTTTTCTGTGCCATTAGGGCATACTCCTTTTAGGCGCGGGCAACGAGACGAGAATTTTGCTTTATTTCATCCCGCAATTGCCGCTCGAACTCTTCCAAGTTGCGGAACTTCGCGTCCAGAGACGCCGCTAAAATCGTCTCGCCGTTGTCCGCGGCAGTCTCGAATCGCTCCCAAACGTCCTGCATTTGGTCGCGAAGTCGCTCCAATCGCTTGCTTGGGTCGGGCATTTTTAACTCACCTTTTTCATTTTTCCGCGCGAGTTGTCGGCCAGTCGCGCTTGGTTTTGAAGCTCGGCGCGACCCTTGTCCTCTTTGTTTTTCTCGTCAATCATGTCCTGCCAGCCGGTTGTCACAGTCGTTTCGTAGGTGTGAAGCGACATTGGACGACGCTTTGCTTGGTCAAAACTTTGCAATTTAGACGCGCCGCGATGGCAAGAACATGTGACCGCAGCCGTCGCTTTGTAGCCTCCCGGCCCTTGAATATACTCGCCGTCTTTCACGCATTGCGGATGCGGAACGAGCACATATCCGAGATTTTGGCAGAGTGAGCAACGCAGGCCGGTAAACTCGTCGTCGCGCTGCGCGGCGAACGCTTTTGTTTGCTGGGCGCGTTTAACGCCCAGGATGCGGAAAAGGCCGGAAACATGCTCGTTTCTGAACGTTGGGGCTAGTTTTAGGAGTTCGATCGAGGCGGCTTTCAACTCGGCCAACGAATAAGAATCGAGAGCGTTCCGCCACGACACGACCATAGCAATGTCGGCCTCATTCATGCCAAACATGGTCGTGTGCAAAGTGACCCAGGCAGCAAAATCATCCTTACTCAAGATCGCGTCCTTTCCTGCTTTTCAAGTTCCGCTTCCAGAAACGCCTCACGTTTCGTTTTTTTTCTAGGCGAAGCCGATGGGTTAGGTTTTCCGTCCGCTCCGTCCGTTAGTCCGTTAGTTCCGCCCGGGAGAGCATTGCTCGTTGCATCGCTTTGCAATGCTTCAAGCATACTTGAAGCAGATTGCTTGGCTTTAGCCCAACGCGCTTTTGCCCCGGCTTTTCCGCGGATACTAAACGATTCGATATGTCCTTGATGGTCAAGGAAGTCGTGGACGTTGTAATTTCCGTCACCGACTGGCTCTAAGAACCCGACAGACACTAGGAGTTCGATAGCTTTGCCCTTCTTACCATGCCAATTAAGATGAACCTCAAGTAACTTCATTGAACGGGCAGATATCACTCCGGTCTCTGGATGATACCTGGCGGTAAACCGCCATAACCTGATCGGTAGTATTTCCGCCCAGTTTCCAAGTTCAGCTACGAGGCTCATCACTTTGGGATGTTCAAAGTAGTCGAGATCGATGTTTAGTGCTGGCATTCGTTCGACTCCAATATTTCGATTGGAGCGGAAGGGAGACGCCCACCCTTCCAAGAATTGCAACTTTGACAGATTGGCTGAAAGTTGCAAATATCATTCGTCCCACCCCAACAAATAGGGAGGACGTGGTCTATGAGAGTTGCCGGGTTGCCTTTGCAAATAAGGCATTGGTCGCCGAATTTGGCGAAAACTAAAGGAAAAAGTTTCAGGCGTATTTTCCTGAATCGATTACGCAGATAAATGCAAGTTGATTCGTTTGCGGTTATTCGACGCCGGACAAACTGTGGGTGAGATCGCGATTTCGGAGCGGGGGAATTAATCGGCCACTTTCCAGCCCAGACTTTTTGAAAGTCCGGGTCGGCCCAAATACGAGGATCTATAATGTGCGTCGCTGGCATTCCTTACCAATCCTTTCCCCACTCGCAACTTTCGCCCCGCTAACGACTTTCGCAATCTGTGAACTATCGGCGCACAAAAAAACTACACAAGCCGAATGAACCCGACGCTCGCGTTCCAGGTCGCCTTCTGCACCGCCTGAATCGCCTCGCTCATGCGCTGGGCAACATCCCCGTCCACGAGCGGCGTATTCTGCGACGCCGCCTCGGCCCGGTTCTCGAACTCCGCAATCAGCCGATGACACTTTTCCACGGTCCCGCGGATCGGCGTCACGGTCGTCTGATCGAACATTGCCGCCTGCTCGCAGGCTCCCACAGCGTCCTTGACGGCGTCGCGGAGTTCCTTGAGACTCTCGCCGTCGATTGCCTTTTCGCGAAGCCGAGCGGATTGCTGGTCGAGCAGATCAGCGGCGGACTCGCGAGCGCCTTTGTTCGCCTTCTGGAAGGCGCAGTACATCTGCTGCCAGCCATCGGTTGCCGTGGTCTCGGCGGCGCGGCGGACTTCGACGAGGGCGTCCTCGTAAGCCTCTTGGAATTCCTCGACCAAATCCTCTTTCTTCGAGCGGTTCGTTTTCATGCAATTTCTCCTTAAGTGCCGGTACTCTCCCGGCTTGTCACGCCACTTTTCATTTCGCAGGTGTCGCGCGGTGACCGATTAACGTGGCTTCCCCCACACGGCGGCTTGGCCTTTTTGTTTAACCCCGGTCATGCAAGCCGCAACGTCGCGACCGGAGGTTCCTCGTGCTTCACTCCAAAACATACACCGCAAAAAACTCGCTCACGCTGGCAAGAGCGATCCGCGTTTCTCTGGGCACTCCCGCACGCGGAACTGTTCCGGCCATTCTTCCCAATTGCCGCCATGGCTGTCGTCGCAATGCCACGGTTCACCGTTCCAAACAACACGCGAACCGAACTGCTTGACAAAACACGGCACGCCGAACAGCGCGCACGATTGCAAAGCCTGCTCGACCCAAGCGATATCAAATTTCCGTGGCTCTCCCTTGCCTTGCTTCGACTCGCCGCCGACGATCACCCAATCGATCTCGCCCGTCGAAAGAAGCTGATCGAGGTCAACCGGGCCGATCTGCGGCTCAAGAGAAAGGAACAGGAAGCGGGCGAATGGGCGGCAATGGCGAATAAGACGTTGGCCCCAAATGTCCGCCGTGTCCTGGTCAGATATGGACGTTCCAATCCAAACGTTCCTGCGACGGAATTCCCGCCGCGTCAACTCGGTTTTGCCGAAGCCGCCTTGCTCCTGCGAATACCACATATCGGGGACGTTCTCGGGGCGCTTTGTGAGCATCAGGTAATCGAGAGACGGCGTCTTGTCGATTAATTGGAACAGTTCGCGCCGCCATTCTTGAAGTTCTGGTCGTTTCTCGAAGATGTCGGCCAGCGACGCGCAGAAGACTTTCGCGCGGTGGCCGCTCGCTTCCGCTTCACGTTGCCAGCGCGGCGGGTCGTTCCATGTCTTTGTTTTCGAGCGAGTGCCGCCCGGCCCCCATTTAACGCGATGATAGCGATGGTCCATCATCTCTTCGGCGTAGCAGAATTTGCAGCCGGTGTGGACTTTTTCGCAACCGACCCACGGATTAAACGTGTGGTCGGTCCATTGGATTTTTGAATTCTCAGCCATTAGATATCCTCGCTTAATTTTGGCCACCAAACCGCCGCCTTGAACCCCGTCACGCCGCAAACCCTCACCCCATCCCGATACGCCAATCCGGCCCGCTCAAGTTCGGGAAGCCGTTTCCTGACGTCGCCACGGGGCGTCCCCGCGATCTTGTCCAATTCGTTCGACGTTCGCCCCGGATTCGCCCGGAGGATGCCCAGCGCCCATTCCTGAGCCTCGCCGAGCCTTGTTGCCATGTGCGCCGCGGCTTCGTGACTCGTCGCCGGGTCGGAGGCGCGTGCGATGGGCTTTGGCCGGAAATCCGGCAAATCTCCAAAAAGCGGGTAATTGGCGGATGCCGTCACGTTGCCACCGCCTTTTGGCGACGCCATGTACTCCTGGAGTGCATGGCATGGCAAATTCTGCACATGCGATGTCCAAGTTTTGTTATGTGGGTATTTGCTTCCGAGAATTCATGCCCGCGCTTGCAGACTTTTTTGATGCTATTAATGGCTGATAGCGATACGCTGTTTTCAAGACAATTAGTTCGCGCATCGACGAGGCGTAGGTGGAGGATATTAATGCAGCGTCGATTTCTGCAAATGTGATCAACAAACATGGCACTCGGGATATCGCCTCTCAACAATTGCCACACAAACCTATGCGCGCCTTCCATTCGCTTGTTTACCCATATTCTCCCGTAGCCGGTTTTCTCAATTATGCCAACAAACTCCAGGCAGCCATTTGCAGCCTGCTTAAAACGAATGATCGGCACATCATCTTTATGACGAATTTGCCGCACCGCCTTAAGTTCACAACCACGGGACCATTGTCGCCAATGGCTCGCACAAAGGCCGCGACAGAAAAGCCGGCGTCCGCAATCGGCAAATGCGCATATCCTGGTTGGCTTGTCCATTTGAAATTCGCCGAACAGGCTGTTGGGGGTGGTGTCGGGCATTTCACCAATCCTGCGGGACGCAATCGCCGCGCAAATACAGTGGATGCTTCGGTTGTCCGCCCGATGTCAGTCCAAGCGTCTTCGTCTCCACCATATGCTTCACCATAAACCCACGGCTTTTCAGATTTCCATGTGCGCCCCACGCCGCGATCATCAGGGGCACCGTATGCCGGACATTGGCTATATGGGCGTCATTGTCCGGCCCAATTGGGTCGCTGTGCTTGTAGAGCACTAATGGGTCCGTGGATCGCAGCGCGAAGATATTCACGACGACCAAGCCGCCATAGCCCCATGCCTTAGCGAACCCGATACAGCGGCGAATCGTGGGGTCTTCAATCTCGGCGGTCGCCGTGCTCGGGTTCAACATGCAGAACGCTATGGTAGGCTCGACTTCGGACCAAATGCGCCAGAGGCGATAGCGGTACGCGCCGTCGTCGCTGAATATTGCGCCAGTATCAAGCCACTTTGCCATTTCGGTCACTTCCCCTTGTTCGCCGCCAGCAGTTCCGCCGACTTCGCCTGTCGCAGCCCAGTCAGTTCGGCGTAGTATTTCTCGCCGAGCACTTTCCGGCGCTGCTCGATTTCTTCGCCGACCTTGTACATGGCCGGCATGGCCGCGACTTCATGGAGCGCGTCGGCGAGATTCATGTACCATTGTTTGGCGACTTCTTCGTCGAAGTCCGGGTCGTTCGGCACTTCCCCGCCAGCGGTATCGAGATTCTCTTGGGGCAGTTCAGCCGGCACGGCTGCTGCCGGCTTGCCGTTCGGAATCTTCGAGCGGCCCGTTGGAATTGGGGCGGCCTCGGCCCCTTCCTTCGGCTCCGGGTCGTCGCTCTCGGTGATCTTCGTCCCCGTGAGTTCCTCATAAGCCGCCTTGAGGGCCTTGCGCGCCGCCTTGCCAAGTATGGCGTCCGGCCCCATGCCAGCGTTGACGCGGATGGTAAACTTGCGGCCCGGTTCGCCCTTCTCGTTTTTCAGGAACCATTCCTTGCCGTTGATCTTGCAGCGGACAATGAACCGCACCGACGTATTGCCGTTCTCGGCGACGGGGCTGCCGGGGATTTCTTCCAGGTCCGTCAGGCCGGGAATCTCCCGCACGAGGCGGCGGTAGCCGTTCTGTGCGCCGTAGAATCGGCCGCTGATGACGTTCATCTCGTTGCCGGCGATGTTGAAACCGCGGATGAGGGCCTCAACGACAGGCTCAACGAGGTCGCCGGGGCGATAGAGGTCGGTGTTGCCCTTAGCCCCCGTCTTGTCCGTCATGAAGCCGAGCGGGCTATTCATTAGCGGCATCACGTAATCGTCGAGGAACTTCTGCGTCACCAGCTTGCGGGCACGCTGGAGCGCCGTCGATGTCGCCACGGCCCGCGAGAGGCCGGGGTGAGAATCGTCGATGCGGGCGCGGAGCGCCGCTAGGTCTTCCTCGGTCTGAATCAGCACCCTTTCCAGTTCGGCCGCCGATTGCGGGGCGTCTTGGGTCCGGGCCTGTGCTTGTGTTCGTACTGGTTGCGTTGCAACTGCCATCTCTATTCCCCCTTTAGTTAGGCTTTATCACGGAATCCCATCTTAATTTGAGCGCCGCAAAAACACGCATTACGTCGGCCTTGTTGGCATTCGCTAATAGGCGGATGCGGCTTGCCTTGTAATCTTCGCACCGATGCGGCAACAGTTCGGTAAGTATGTCGCACGTGCCGTGGGCTTCGGGCGTCTCTGGGTCGTCTTCAAAGTCGAGAACGAGGCAAAACTCGCCAGAGAAACCGTCAAACACTAACTTCCTTGGTTCACTGCGGCGAACCCGGCAAAACTTTTTAGCCCATTCGTACAATTCGTCGGTGCTTGCGATCATGTGGAATGCCCTGCTAAACAGCCTGCTCAATCAATTTCGGTTCTTCCTGCGTCACCGGCTTCGGAGCCTTCCGCAATTCGAGTTTCTCGATAAACGTTTCGCTCACGGCCCCGGCGGCGCGAAGATTTTCCATCAATAATTCGGCCGCTTCCTTTTTCTTGCCGTGCGGAGCATTCTTCCGAACCACGTCGAGTATCTTCGTCTTGCCGATGGTGCAGGCGTCCAGAGTATTGGTGACGCCAACAGTTTGGACCATGGACACCCAGCCATTTTGGGCGTCAATCTTCTCCCGCTTCTCGCGTTTGAGCCGCAGCATATTCCCGGCCGCGTCTTTGAGTTCGCCATCGTTCTGGGCCGCCAGCGTCCGGCACTGCTCGATGATGTCTTCGCATCTTTTTTTCACAAAACTGGCGCGTTCATAGGCGTTAATGGCCATGTCCGTGAGGATGGCAGTTTTTGTGTCCGCAACGATGGCGATTTCCTGCCGCGACAAGTCTTCACCAGCGGGGCATTCGTTGTGCCTGTGGCAAAACCGGCACGATTCGTAGCTCGGCCCGTAGACCTCACGGCCGGCGTCAATGCGTGCGGCCATCTGATGCCACCATTCGGCCAACTCGTCCACCGTCCAGACGAATTTTTCCATTTCGCCCAGGCGGATATTCAGGTGCAAGGCTTCCACCGTCCGCACCGGGAATTCTTGGGCGATGAGCCATGCGTAGCCGCGGAGCTGGGGTTCGCAATTACTCCAGAGGAATCCGCTTTTCCAGTCGGCAACGATCGCCGTGTCGCCATCGACCGAGAAAACGTCGGGATGCCCGCTGAGGCCGATCTGGAAGTCCTCGTCGATCCAGGCGAATTCTTCCTCGCAACGTGGCGTGGGGAAGTGGCCTTTAATTGAATCCCAGGCGCGACGGACTGCACCGCAAAGGTAGCCGAGTTCGTCGGCGTCCACGCGGTATTCTTGGGCAAGAGCGCCTACAGGAACCACCACGCCGTCGATGACGTACCCCTTCGCTGCGATGTGCGTCCCGTCTCCAAGCCGTGCCGGCTCGCCGCTGGGCGGAACGATTCGCAACGACGCCGGATACGCTGACGCCGCGCACAAGTCGATTTGATTCAGGGAACTGCAACGAACTCGGAACATTATCACTTCCCCTTAAATACCACCGATTTCGCACACCGCTCGGTGGCCACACGGCATACTTCGGCCAGCGCCTAGTGCTTCGCTACTGCCCCTCTTCCCATTTCATCGCTATCGCCTCGTCCAACGTCTCAAACGCCTCGACAACTTCCTGCCAATCGACACGCGCCGCCTGGAATTCGCGAGCGAGTTTGGCGGTATCCTCGCGGGGTCGCTTGAGGAGGCGCAGGCGCAGGGTGTTGTCGGGGTCTTTGAGGTCGGTCATGATCCATCTCCTTCGGACAGCACTCTCGCCACGCAATCGGCGGCCGACTCGTAAGTGAACGTATCGACAAGTTCATCCGTCATCGCTTTGCCGTGGCGGAACGTCCAGCAGCGGACTTCGTATCGTTCGCCGCGCTTCACCACCGCATAGACATCACCGTCAAGCCTCGGCTCCGAATAATGCCGCGAGGATGGTGCGATCTCGCGGGTTCCATTACCTAGAATCTGCAACATCTCAAAACCTCCGTGTTAAGATTCGTATTCAATCAAGTCCTGCAACTCTCGCTTGAGTCTTTCGGCAGCGTCCATCGCTTGCGGCCAATTGCCGGCTTCGAGCGTCCATTGCAATCGCCGCATAAGCCGAGCAATCGCCTCTCGGTATTCGAGCATGTCTTGCTCGCGTGTGAAGTCGTATTGGCCGATCATGACGCCGTCTCCAGCTCACATCTCGCCGTTTTCGCTTCCAAACGCGCCGCCTCGCGAAACAGCTTGGCGGCGAATTCCATAAGCCGCGCCGGCGTCCCGAACTGAATCGACACTGCCGGCCCGTCCCCGTCGATGCCGATTTCCAGCGTGCGGCCATGGCAGGCAACTTCGGGCAGGGGTTCGTGGTCGTAGCAGTGGAGGCGCGTTATTTCGGCGTGCATGATTGATCCTCAACAACTCGCCGAAGCGAGTAGCGGAATAAGCCAGACGAAACAACGACGATTTCATTCCTAAATTCATCCACGCATCGCAGATAAAACCGCCTTGCCCCTTTGCGTAGAGATTCTTCAACGGCGACGACCCGCATGGGGTCCGTTCCGCGAGACGGCGACGTGTAAATCGCTCGCCCTAGCAAAGCGTCTGCCTCTCGTCGCGTAAAATAAACGTTTTTTGCACGCATGGTTCACCTTCTGCTTGCAACCTCGGCCACCATCTCGTCGCGGCTGAGCGGTTGCTGGCTCTTGAGCAATTCAAGCCCACGGCCAACCGATTCGCACGTCGCCAGAGTCGCGTCCACAAAATTGGCCGCGTCTTCGAGCAGGCCGGGAACGTCCCAGTTATCGGGAGACTTCGCGGCGGAACGGAGTTTTTCGGATAAATTCATGGTGTCCTCGTGGTGATTACCCTGCCTTGCGTACCTTGAACGCCGAGCCAATCCCGCGCAGCCACTTGCGATACTGCCGCGCGGTCGGCTTAACGTCGGCCTTCTGGCAAGCGTCGATGAATTTCTGGTCTTGGCCGTTGAACATCTTGACTGTCATCGCTTCGCCCTCTTTGAAAAAGCCCGTCGCCCCCCTCGTAAGTTGCCGTGACGAGCGGCAGGGGGCGACGGAAGGAGAGTCACATCGCCGGGACAGACAGAATCCGCTTCTGGATGGCATCTTTGCGGGCCGCGTTGCAATCCATCCGGTGAAGCATTTGCGCGGCCAATTCAACGTGGAAGTAGGCGGCGCAGGAGTCGCACATATTCGCCGGGTCGTAAGCGAAAAACGGGCGTCGGCACCAGTCTTTTGCTTTCTCTTCTTTCGTTAGCTTCCGATTCTCTTCCCGCGTGATGCAGGAATCGGCGTCTTGGCCATGAATCCGGTGATTAACGCACGGGCAATCGCTGCCGAACAAATCATTGGCAAGCGTTCGTGCTGTTGCGGACATCTCTTGCAATGTCTTCGCCATCGTCATTCTCCTTTTGGCCGTGTCACCGGCCTTTGATTCCGCCCCGGCCGCGAAATTGCGGACGCGGGGCACTCGGTTGGTGATTCACGGATCGCAGCATTCCGGGCAAGGAACGTCGCATCGTAAAATGCTGTTTGCGGGGGCGGTTTTGTCGCCTTCCAAGACGCCGGTTCCTTTGCAGGCCGGACATGGAGCCGCCTTTATTGTCCCTGGCGGATAAAGCCTCGGGGTTCCGCCGCTCGCCCTCGTTTCGCACCAATTTTCGATCCGTTGTACGCCGCATTTTTTGCATGTCTCATAGCTGCCGTAAACGACACCGAATGTCTGTTCTTTGATCTGGACAGGTGGACCGAACTCGTGTTCGCAAGTGGCAGATTTTTTCATTGGAGGGTTATGCCTTCTCGATAATGAACGCGGCCTTTTCACCGGCTCCGTTATCCAAGCACCAATTCACGTAATCGAGCAAAGTCTTGCCCTGCGCTGCGAGGTAAGAGTTCGGATGTTTCTTTTCGGAAAGCGTTCCGCAAACCGTCGGTAACTTCTCGCGGGCAGCGGCAACCCGAACAGCAATCCGAGCCTTCCTGCTCGCCTTCGCGGCAGCGTTCTTTTTGTCGCGGAGATCGCGTTCCGCTTGGGCGATTTGCTTGATGAGGCCGGCATCGTCCGTCTTGTGAATGCAATCGCAGCCAACCTTGAATTCCTTGCCGCAAGCCGACCGCACCCAAAACTCGTACCGGATGCACGTCCCGCAGAAATCGCAAGTGCTGCCGGCCTGAACCGGGGCACCGTGGCAAGCCTGGTACGTCTTCTCGGTGACTGCCCCGGTGAAAGCGAAAGGGGCCACTCCTAGGCCGGCCCGCTCGAAGCGATGAATCGTCGAGGTTTCGCCAGCTTTCAGGTTCTCGTTTACGATGGCTAGCATTTCGTTTCCCCTCGTCGATTCGCCCCGGCCCTTGAGAACGCCTCAAGGGTCGCGGGGCGATAAAAATGCCACTAAACAGTCTTGAGGAAACACCGAGCGGCCTTGCGGGCGTCGTTAACCATCGTCTTCACGGTCCAATGGCAAACCGGAGCGCCGTAGAGGACTTTCGACCGCATTGTCGCCCGTGGAAAATCAATCGTCCTTTTCGTTCCTTCGCAGTCAGTCACGGACGTTTCCACGCAAATGTAACCGATCGTTTCCGTTACTTTGCCGGTCAATGTCGCGTTCATCGTTTCCCCTTGTTCGTGGCCTTCATGTCATTCAATAACACCATTGTACCCCGATGGAAACCAGAGTCAACAGAAAAATCCAAATAAAACCAAATTGCTTTTTGGTGGTATCGTGGGTATACTTTAATTGGCCAGTAACATTTCCTTGAGGTTTGGGAGGAACCATTTACAATGCTCGCCATGGCACGCAAAAAGAACCATGAGTCGGCAGCTGACGAATCGCCCAAGCGCGACAGGCAAACCGTACAATTGCCGGGCAATTGGCACCGCGCCCTGCTTCGGTTGTCCGCTCACTGGCGGCAACAAAAAGTCTGGGCAATGTGCCGATTGATCGGCGAAGCCTGCGAAAAAGAGGGGCTTGAGCATCCGCCATTCCCCTGGGAACAACTCGAAGACGAAGAACAAATCTAAAATCCGCCGAGCACGCTTCCGCCGCGAACCCCCATCCGAAACGTCCACGGCTCGGCGAATATCCAAGAAACCCCGCGAAGAATAAACCGTTGACCCTCGACTCTCGCTTGCCGCAATCGTGTCGGGCCAAACGGTGGGTTCACCATTTCTCGCTCATCAAAAGTCGGAACGCCATGCCCGGTGCGCCGGTGTCTCGAAGGATTTCGGCCCGCCTTTCGACGCCCAAATCGTGCATGAGCGATATCCAAAACGCCGTTGCCCGGCGAGACTCTTTGGTATGCTCGACGCGGTCGAGGGCCTTGTTTTTCTTGCCTTCGGAGTAGGCTGACGCTCTTGGCGTATCGATGGCCTTCACGATTTTCCTGGCGAGTCGGAGTTTCATGAGCCAACCCCCGCCACTTCCGCCGGCAACAACTCGCGTAGCGTCCGCCCGTCTTGGTTCGTCATGCCGACCAAGAACGCTGTCCAATCCGCCGCGCGGAGAACAAACGTCGCGGCGAAGAGTTTGCCGGCCGTTATTTTTTCGTTCTGCACGATGCCGACCGCGATTTCTTTCTGCGGCGGCAAGTGAGCGAAAAGGTATTGCAGCAGCGTTGCGTCAACCGGATGCCCGAGAAGCAAGACGGGGTCCTGGTCGGGGAATGTCCGTCCTGTGCCGAAGCATTCGCGGCAATTCTCTTCTTCTGCGTCGCAGAGGTCGCACCCGCAAACGTGGGGCACAACCCCACTGGCCCAGCATTCTCCACACTGCTCATCGCCGGGAAACGCGCCCACGATTGCCGCGAACTCGTCCCACGGAAAGCTGCGTTCGATTTTCGTATCGTTTACCAGCAACCGAGCGAGGGCCGATGAGCGGGTAGGATGCGGCTTCATGTCCCCAGCAGGCTCGTTCGCGATGACCGCGTAACGGCCGTTTGTCGCCGCGATCTTGCCGTCAGACTCGAATGGCGTCGGTGAGATATGCTCGGCCACGAACCATTCCACCCAGTGCGATACTTTTGTGTCGTTAGGTCGCATTATTCGCTTCCTCCAATCCCAAAAACCTCGCGCAGCCAGTCGAAAAAGTCGATGGCTAGGTCGTAGAGTCCGTCCATGTTCAGCCTCCCTTGCGCCGCTTCCCCTTCGTCAACTTCGGCATCGGCTCCCGAAACGCTGGCGGCGTCATGTCGCTCGGAACCTTCGACTTTTCCGCCGCGTCCTTGCATCGCTTGTGGTGCGGCGCGTAGGCACATGGCTTGTGGCAAAAACAACAGAGGCGGGCAGCGTCGTCTCCGTGGGATCGCATCAGTCCTCCGATTCACCAACTCCGCTTTGCGACAATCCTTTGGATCGCCGCCTTTGCTTTTCGTCCCGGCCTAGCGATCGCTCTTAACCCGTGTCGCATAGCCGCGACTCCTGAGCGAAACAGGCCAACCGTAGGCTTCGCCAGCGCCACGCCACTAACTTGTTTCACGTCCAGTTTTGGATGATTCAGCCGCAACGCCAAAAGATCGACATCGTGTGGCCGATTCGCGTGACTTTGAAGCCATCCCGTGCATAATCCGCCCGTGTTCTGATGGCACATGAACAGCGCCGCCGGCTGCTCCCACGTAGGCCGGTCATACGCTGCCAATTTTCGATACTCTTCTTCCGCCCAAACCCCGGACGGCACATCACGCCGATAAGGGCACGTCGTGCATGGAACGGGAGAGCATCCGATTTTTTCTTGACTCATCGCCTCAATCCTCTCCCAGCATCGCCGCAGCCCGGCTAAATCATCCCTTCCGGGTTCTGCACAATTGGCACGCCCATCGCCACCAAGATTCGCTCAGCCTTGAGCAGATGAATCTTCGCCGCCGACGCCCGGACGCGGCACCTCTTGAGCGAAGGCGTTGCGATGGCTACGAACGAGCATTCGCGAACCGCTTCGTCGATCATGTTGGCGACTTCCATCAGGTCGTCGCGTTCGTCTTGGGTCATCGTTAGTTCCTATTGCCGCCCCACGCCGATTTCGGATGCTTCCCGAATTCTCACGTCGTCGCGATTGATCCACACGGAGCCTTCCGGGTGGTGGCAATTGAGCGTTTTTTGTGGACGCCACGAATACGGCGGATTTTGCCAGATGCCGACCATTGTGCGTTCGACCGGCTTCGCTTTCTCAAGCATCCAGCACTCGCCGCCAAGAGCGATATTGGAGCCTTGATGGTTGTAAAAGTCGTCTCGGCAACCGCGGCAGAGCTTTTTCTTTTCGTGTTTTTCCATTTGTTAATTTCCCTAATAGCCTTTCACCAGTCCGAAATATTTCAAAAAAGATATTGAATTCGCGATTATCGCTGTTTAATATTCGTCCACCCCAAATTACTCCAAAAGCCTTGCTAATCAGCTGCAAACAGGTATCTCAAAGAGGCCCGCTCGCGCGCCACGCGAGTCGGGCCGATGGGCTTCCTGCCAGCATGTCTTTAGGGAGCCCGCCCATGCCAGCTCTCCGCATTTTCACCGGGGACGACGACGACCAAAAGCCGGCCGCTTCGCCCCCATCGCCCGCGTCCTCGCCCGCATTGACCGGCGGCGCGGTCATTCGGCGATACCTGGACGATCTCGCGTATCGATGCCAGACCGGCAAAGTCACGCACGAGCATTACGGCAATTACCGGCGTTCGCTGAGCGCTTGCACCAGCGGCCGTTACGTCGGCTTCATCGAGGTCATCGGCGAGCGTCCCGTCTCGGAACTGATTCAATTCGATTTGACGGAATGGCTGCGGCGCAACCCGCAATGGAAGCGGGCCGATACGCGGCTCAACAACATCGCGGCTGTTTTGGCGTGCTTCCATTGGGCCGATAGCGAGGGAATCCTGCGGCCGTGCCCGTACACGAAGACGCGGCAATTGCAGGAGCAAAGAGCCGAGCGCCGGGATGCCACGGACGAAGAGGCCGACAAGGTTTGGGCGGCGGCGAGCGAATCGCTTCGCCGAATCATTTGGTTCATTGACACGGCTGGCGTCCGCACGAAAGAGGCCCGTGATCTTTTGTGGGAGCAAGTGTTCTTCGACAGGCAGATAATTCTCATCAAGATTCACAAGACGGTTCACATGACGACCGAACCAGAGCCGCGAATCGTCGGCCTCGACGCCGACGGCTGGGCCGAGTTGCGGTGCTGGTACGACTTGCGACGACCGGGGCAGACGCACGTTTTTTTGACCCCGCGGGGCCGGACGTGGACCAAAAATAATCTTTGCCAGACGTTCGAGCGGTTGAGTGCGAAGTGCGGACTGGCGGACGATCTTTCTCCGTACTGCTTTCGGCATCGCTACGGCACCCAAGCTATCCTCGCCGGGGCGACGGAGCGCGAGGCCGGCGACGGGCTTGGGCACCGGGATTCGAGATCGACGCGGCGATATAGCCATACGGCGAACAAGGTCGAGCACATCAAGAGCATCGCGGACAAGGTCGGCTCGGCGAGGAAGGCACGGACCACGGCTAAGAAGGACTCGGCTGAGTTTCCGCTGTTTGGGGATGATTAGGTGTCGCATCTGGTCATGCCCTGTGTTCACTGTTGACCCAACAATGTTCGGTTGTACGTAGCGCGAAAGCTGCGAATTGAAGAAGATGGTGCTTTACTATTTCGGCGTCTTCTCTGCGTAGGAAACGGATCGCTTCATTCGGCTTCCGCGTGAAGCCGCGACTGTCTGGGAACCGTCCGTCCCAATAGCATTCGTCGCCTTCGATAAGCCAAGCGAACTGTTCCATCACATCGTTTCGCTTGCAAGTGTCACATTGCTTCATGGTTGGTGCGTCCTCACGATCTCGCGAAGCTCACCGATTTCTTTGAGGTACTTCGTTAACTCGGCCGCAAACTCATCGGCACGATTTTCCATAGCTTCAGCGCGAGCGTTGGCGATGAAAAGTTGCTTGCGCGTCTTCTTTAAAGCCGCCGCGATTTGCATTTGCTCATTGTTGGTGCAACGGTTCGCCGGGTCGGTCGCATAGGCCACGATCCTCTGTATTTCCTCCTCCGACACTGGCACGGCCTCAGCTTCGTCGTAAGCCCTTTGAGCCTCTTCCGGCGTCAGCGGCCTCCACAATGCGAGGTCGGCCTCAAGTTTTTCGATTCGCTCGATAGCCCACAAGAAGCCGCCAGAAAGATCGTCGGCAACCGCTTTTTCGGTGGCCGCGTAAACGCAGGTCGCCATCCTCTTCAATCGCCCGATTGAGTGTTCGATTGTGCAAGGCTCCATATCTTTGCGTCGCATTGCGTTTAAGGGCGTCGTCGTCATTTTGCCTGTTACCTTTCGTGATTTTGCCCACTTAGTTATTGAGGCCGTGAACTAGTCTCCCACCCCCGGATATGTACTAGCTGACGTAGCTAGCACTCATTCTCCGGCACGTTCGGCCTTGATTATTTTCTTCACGTCTTGCCTCGCCTGCTCAATCTTGTTTGCGACGTCACGCTGCTCGGCCGTTATCTCGCTGCGCTTACTTGGTTCATCAATTCCCAAAAGACGGCGCATTTCACTTTGCACGCCTTGGACGGCTCGTTTGCATTCCGCGTCCATTAGCTGATGGACCCAGTAGGGTGCCGACAGAACTTTCCGCGTGGTCTTGTTCCTGAAGTACCATCCGCCTTCGTTGCTTTCGATCACCCATCCGGCATTCGCGAGGTCGTCGATCGTTGTGTGACACCCATAGAATCCGTGGTAATCCTTTTCTTCTGGCGCAACTATTGGAGGTTCGTCACCCATCCTGAACGTTTTCATTTGGTCCCTTCATGCGTCTCCGCAACATTCGGGGCAAGGAACATCTTGTCGCCGAATACTTCCGGGAGGCGATTTTTGGTCTCCTGCCATGACGCCGGTCCCGCCACATTTGACACATGCTCCGATCAAGCATTTCGCTTTGATGATCGGGCAATTACTCACATGCTTAAAGTTAGGGCGAAAACTTACTGGTTTGCCGGTGCAATATTGACATCGCCAATCATCGCGGCCGACGAGCGCGTCCCATCGTTCCTGAAAGATTCGGAGCAATTCGACTGCTGAGTAATCGCTCATCATTCACTCATTCCGTGCAATCGCCGCATTAAACAAAAACATCGCCTCATCGAGCGCGTTGAGTGCCCGCGTCTGTTCCGGCGAGCATGGCGTTTGGTCAACGCCAATTTTCGCCGCCCCCAGGATGACGGCGCGAATCGTTTCGTAACGCTTCGCCTGGTCGCCCTTGGGGGCGTGGTAGGTGTAACGCTGGGACAGTTGCTCGAAGGTTGGTTTGTCGAATGGCATGAGATTCTCCTAACGAGGCGAATGACTCAACATTCGCCAACATCGTGGCCCACGATCAGGAAATGCTGTCCGCCGCAACTCCTTCACGGCCGCGTAAAAGATGTCTTCGCCATCGGCGTCATCGTCCACGCAGATATCGACATGGCCTTCGTAGAATTCAAGGCCCGGCGAAGGCGACGTTTGCATTTCAACGCGAAGCTTCATTTCGCACAGCCTTTCAACGCGGTCTTCGTTTTCGGTTCTTTTTTTTCTCTCAGCGTCACTCGTCCGCCATGGAAAAGGCATAAATACAGCTTCGACAAGAAAGCCTCATCCCTTTCGCTCTCCGCTGTTAGGCGCAACCATTTGCATCGGTCGCGCACGTCAACCATTTTTGCGGGCGATGTCGCGTTGCACCTCATGCCGCACCTCCAGACGAGCGGAGACTAGCCCACATCGAAAACAAGCGTCGGCCAGTTTCAAGAGAATTGTGTACTAGCTTAAGGCTAGGTGAATTAGCTTCCCAAGCTGGACGTCGTCGGTTCGAATCCGATCGCCCGCTCTGCAAAAGACTTGCGAAGTTTTTCGATGAGGAAAACATTCGAGACCCTAATGAGAAAGACCGCTCAATTCATTGAATTTCGCCTGGAACGCCGCCGCGGCATCTTCCTTGCTGGCAAAGGAGCCAAGATGGAATTTTTGTTTGTTGGACTCGATGTCCGCTCGCCAAGAACCTTTGGTCCACCGAACGCCGCGGATACCGCTCGAACTGTTTGCCGGAGCGGATTTCCGATTCAGCATGTTCACGTGATGAGGCACCGACCGAAGATTAGTTCGTCGATTGTCGAGCGTGTTGTGGTTGATGTGGTCAATGTCCATCCCGGCCGGGAAGCCCATGATAAGCCGGTGCATTCCGAGCATGCTCTTTTCTGTCGGGGACGGTCTCCCGATCGCATAAAAGGATTTGGTGCAAGGGTTCCATTGGGCGTGCCAGCGCGAGCCGTTGGAAAGGACGCGGCTCAAATCGGAAATATCGATGAGGCATTCGAGAATCAGCTTTTCGCATTGGCGTTTCAGAAAAACGACAGCAAAGCCGTCTCGAATCTCAACGGGGTTACTTCGCTTCGGAAATTGCATCAGCAAATCCTCTTAGAGCCTCGCGTTCCCAACGCGGTGGTCGCCGGTTCAAATCCGGTCGCCCGCTTTTTCTTTCAATTGGCTTCGAGCAAATTCGCCGTGAAGTTCCTTCACTTCCAACTTTCCCAAAGTCGCTACGAGGGTTCGATTCCCTTCGCCCGCTTTTTCTCCGCCCGCTCTTTCTCCAATTGCAGACGCCCAACGATTTCGGCCAGCGTCATAACGGACGCCATCAGGGCTCCAATGATCTCGGCGACTCGTTCGCTGTGCGGGGCCGCGGCATCGTTTCGCCGAAGACGCCGGATATCTGCGGCGATGTCCCAACAGATTTCGAGGTCCGTCATGTTTCACCGCAAGAAAAATTTTGGATCAAAAATCCCGGCGACTCCGACACAACATGAACGGACGAAGCCGCCGGGGCGACGGAATGCGGCGAATAGATAAAACCGCGTTCCATAAGTGCTCGGCGATGACTCCTCAGCTTTCGCCGGGCGGGAGCGGCAACGAGCCGCAATTACGGGGGCAGGATTCGCACCTGCGACCTCCAGGTTATGAGCCTGGCGAGCTGCTGCTGCTCTACCCCGTACCATTCGATCCCCGGAACCACCCGCAGAGAAAAGGCTGCGGGGCCTTTTGTTGACCGTAAAGGCGAACCGCCAGGAGCGAGAACTACTAACGATCCGCCCGGCAAAGATGCCCTCACGGAGAGGATGATAAAAAGTTCTCCCGAAGAAAGCAAGTGCAAAGTTTACATTTTTTTTGCACTTGCAAAAAGACTTTGGCCTGTATACGCTTAGGAGAAGAAAATGAGCGAGAAAATCGGAGAGTATCCGAAAATGAATGTGGTCAATGTAAAGATGTCTCCGGAGCTTAAATCGCTCGTAGGCAAAGAAGCCGACAAAGAAAACATCTCCATGTACGAGTGGATCGTGAACGTCGTCGCGGAACGGCTTGGCCGGCCAGAATTGGCAAAGGTCCAGAAGCGACGCGCGGGGCGTCCACGGCAGGAGTTAGCGGAGGCGGTATGAAATACGGATGGCCACCAAAGACGCTTTTGCCGCCGCAAAGCGAAGAGGAGCGGCTGATGGGCCGAATCGAGGCCGAAGATCAGCTTGAATGGATCGACGGCAAGCTCAAAGAATTTCGCAAACTCCGGCGACTTTGGAACACGCGGCTTGGGCTTTGTTTGAAGCGGCGCGATTCCAACGGCCACGCGAAAGAAAAGGTGAGCGCGTGAGTGACGATCCCCGAATCGAAAAGGCCCTCGACTTCGCCGTTCGTTTCGGCGGCATCGACGGCGACAACCATAAAGCATGGGTCATCGACCAAATGGTTCGCGCGCTGACTGGTTGCCCGATACTCCAACGCCAAGCGATTGATTGCAAAGGCCAGCTTTACGAATTCAAGGATCAAGGGGAATCGGACGAGTATTTGAAGATCGTCGCGGACGCGAAAGCCGGCGAAGACGGGCCGGAAACTTACGAATGGAAAGTGGGGATTCCGCCGTGACGATTCCTCCTCCCCCGGAATGCTGCTCCCCTTGTCCCGATCGCCTCACCATCCAGGGACCAAACGGCGAACTCGGCTACCTCGTCCCCGGCGACGGCCCGGCGGGGTGGATTTGGGGGCAAAAGCCGAGCGATGATGCCGCGTGGGCCGTAAACGCTTGTCTGCGGCAGTTGGGATTTGTGCTTAGAACTGATATAACGGAGTTGATGCTTGAAGAGTCCACGCCTTAAAACGCCACCGTGCATTCAGCCCCATCGCTGGTCGTCATCCCCGAAAAACATCGTCGAGCCGTTTCATCTGCTCCGGCGTCCATTCGGTTGCGATCGGCTGTTCGGCGGGTTCCGGTTTTGATTCTGGCACTGGCTTGCGCGAGCGGGTGATTTGTTTGCTCAGAGCGAGCAAGCTGGTCCCAAGCTCGTCGAGTTCGCAGTCGGTCATGGCGAGGCTCCTAAGTGACGGGCCGGGGCGGCGGAGGGATTTGTTGCTATCATACGCTATAGCTTTAATTTGTCAACGAGAATTGCCCGCCCAAATCGTCCCGCTGAGCGGATTTGAAATCGTCGCGCTTTGGCCCACCGAACTTCCGCAATAGGGGCATATCCGCGATTTCTCAAACTCCCCGACAACCCGCTCCGCGTCCTCGTAGTCGAGGAATTCTTGCTCCATCAGCGCGGCTACAAAGTGGTCGTGCAATTCGCGGCGGCGAGTGTCGTCCATGATGCCCCTCGAAGAAAAACACCGGCCGCGGCTCTCTTGTTCCGCGACCGGCGATCCGCCGCACCACGGCTTGCCCAAACCCTCTTTGCGGACGGAATAAACTTCCAGCGATGCGACCCCTTGCCCGCTCGCCAAAAAAAATAAGTGCCGTGGGCCAGGCTCTTCCCCTGGTGCGCGATGGGGCCTCACGGCTACGGCACGGCGCTTGGTTTAACGTGCCGGTGCGGGCATATGCCGCACAGATGCTTGGCGTGATTGCAATTAAAGCACAACGTTTGAAATCCGTCTGGAAAACCTTCTCGACGAAGCCAAGAATAAAAGTCTCCAGACGACTCCGATGCTAACGTCTTTCGGTGCCGATTGCCTCCGCCGTTTATATGGTCTATCGTGAGAAACTCCGAAATCGATTCCCCGCAGCATGCACACGATTGTCCGTATGCTGCCAATACCTCCATTCGTAATTTTTTTCGATAGCTATTACGTTTTTCCTTGCATTTACGACACACTTGGCTTTCGCAACTTTCTCCGCAATTGGTACACAATCGCCTTTCGCGCCTATCATGCTTCAATGCCTTCTTCTTCTCTTTCAATGATTTGCTGCATATTGAGCACCTGGAGGCATTATTCGATAGAAGATTATTGCAGACACATCGCCCAATAGAAAGAAGTCGATCGCGGCGTTTTTTGGATGCGACCCTCTGCCTATCAAGGCAAGATGGGCACTTTCTTTTACCTAACTGGCAAAATAATCCGCAACGGCATTTGTGATCTGCAATCATCATGAAAGGAATCTCAAGGGTCTTGCACGGCGCTTGGTTTAACGTGCTAGCTTTCGCCGCCGCATCGCCGGAATATCGTTCACCGCCGAAACAGCCGCACCCGCTGGCGCACTTGCACCGTCTCGGTCGTCGAACTCGTCTGCACCGGCGCAGCTTGTACGACGACGCGCGGAGCGGCTTGCGTCACGGTTTGCGTGCGAACGGTTATCGACGTGCGCTGGGCGTTTCGTGTCGTCTCACGGACGGTGAGGCCGTTCAAAAGCTGGCAATTGCCACCGGCGCACTGAGCATCGGCAGCTCCGGCGAACAAGACGAGGGCCGCGAGAGAGGCTAGGTAACGCATGGGGAGAAATCCTTTCAAGTAAAAGACTCAAACTGACGAAGTTGGCTCGTATCCACGGCCACAATTTGGCCCTTTTCCATGTACGGCACGTGGCGCACTTCGACGCCGGGAAGGAACTTGGCGATGTCGGCGTCTTCGATGCCTGGACCGACGTAGACGACGCCTTCGCGCTTTGCGAGTTCGACCGTCTTGCGAATCTGGTCGCGGCGTTTGAACTCGTCGATAACCTTCATGATGCTTTCGACGGTCGGCATTGGCATGGTCGAAGCGTTGGCGTATGTGTTCATTCGGGATCGTAACCTTTCGAGCCTTTGAAGACGGCGTCGGCGATGGAGTAAAAATGTTCGCCATCGCCTTCATCAACGATCCATTCGCCAGGATGCACTTGCACAATCGTCCCTTGAATTGTTGTCACATACAAAATGCCGAGTCTATTTTCTTTGACGCCGCGTGGCAGCGGGCTGCCAAGGAGTTGCTCGGCATGTATGCGTTCCGGTTTGCTTTTGAACCACGGCATCGTTTACCTCACGAAAAGATGAGAATATCTGCGCCCGTCTCGTCCAATCACCCACGCCGCGCCCGCATAAGTCCATCGCTCGAATTGAGCGCACGCCTGGAATCCCCATGACGGCTCAAGAGCGGCGCACCCAGCCGCCGCGGCACTCGTCCCCGCCGGCAGGAATTGGAAGTCCCCGCGTCCGCTCATGACGTGGCCCGCGAGCAACACCGACGCCCGGTAGCGTGCCGCCGCCAATGCCGCGGCCGTGAGATTCGGATCGCGAGCATAGGGCGGCAAGCCACGCGCGGCGCGAGCCTGGTTGACCTCGTCGAGCGCATCGGGCGACTCGGAAAAAGAAACGGGCGTAGACGCCGGCGCGACAGCGATTGCTGGCTTACTAGGTGGGACCGTCATTCGCGCCGGTGCCAGATTGGCGACTCGCCTACGCCCGGCCGCCGAAACATCTTGTGGGGAAAATGCCAAGGCGGCAAATGAAGCAACCAGAAAGAAACGCATTCGGGGAATCCTCCGTGTCCAAAAGAAAAAGAAACCTCGTGTCAGCCATATTCACTCTGCCGTTGCGCCGGTCGCCGCTTTCGCAGAATTCTTCGCGCTGGCGGCAAACGGACCAAGCCAAAACAATGCTCGCGTTCCTCTTCGGGTTCTTCCTTGCACGATGGCGAATCGTCGTAAACGCACGTCGCGGCCGAAGTCGTTTCGTCGGTCGCGTTAGTTGTGGCATCGCTCGAATCAACCCAAGCGATCATTTAGCCGCCCCGAAAGGTTAAACGGTCGTCACGGTATGATGTTTCCGCGAAAGCCTGTCCTCTTCAACCCGCTCGTAAACCTCTGTGACCATCCATTTTCTTGAATCGTCGCGAAACGTCAGGGCGTTGCCCAGAATGGCGAGTTTTTCCGGCAGCCAACTCACGGTGACGTGGTTGTCGGCTCTTAGTTCGCATTGACGGATATAGTTCGGCATTGCGCTAATCCATCTTGCTTATCCGATACACCGCCACCGCAATCGCGAAAAAGACGCCGACGAACAACAGGGCGAGGAGTGCGGCGGTCATTGGATGACGAAGCCAAAAGCCTTCCATCCGAGAATGAAAAGCAGCACGAATAGAAGCAAGTTGCCGCCAATGACCCCGAATCCCTTGGGGCCTGGCTCGTTTGGCCAGTTCCAATAAAGTCCGAAGAGAAACCACAGTATCATCAGCATCCAAAAGATCATCCCGGCCGGCATGACGCACCGCCCTTTCAAAAGCGATATCCGAGCAAGAGCAAAATCACAAGAATCAATAAGAGCAGGCCGACACCGCCAGCCGGTGCCGGTCCCCAATCAGCGCTATGGCCCCATGTGGGCAACGCTCCAATGAGCAGCAAGATCAACAGAATCAAAAGGACCGTGCCGAGCATCGTTATTCCTCAGGCCACTCCCGCATCTGTCCCGGCGGCTGATCTATCTCGCGAAGGCGAATCCAAATCAAGCACGCAGTAGCGCCGACCATACAGCCGAACAAGAACCAGATTACAAAATCGACGTTCACGTTCATTCTCCAACCGGAGCGTAGTCCGCCAAATCTGTCACCATCGCATTAATGGGGCCGATGGCTTCCTTGCCGCCTTGACTGCCGTAGACCGTCTCCAAGATTAGATTGCACTCGTCGGCGGCGGTGATCGTGCAGAGGATCACCACCTTGTCGCCGATTTTGAGCGGCCTTCCAATTCGATCGCACATGAAAAACACCTCGAAGATTTTGCCGTGCATGGGGAACTCAGATCAAAAGCTTGAGGATGAACGGCAATATTGTCGAGATCAGGTTTTTCCAGTCGATCCTGCCGGCCTGCATTCCCTTCTTCGGCTCGGCGCTGGCGACGACAGCTTCGAGAGCCGCCACGCACTCTTCCTTGGTGCATGTGGCCGCGGGGCCAGCCGCCGTTGCAGCATGGAACATTACGTGATCGCTCGGCAGAAATTGCCCCATGGCGTAGGACTCGGCGTTATTCCACGCTAGGCCAACCTCTCTTGCCGACACTGGCTGGCCGATCTTAACGAGTGACAGCAGGGTCTTGAAGTCCTCCAGCGGGAGGACATCGACGAATTCGGTTCTACGTTCAACGTGCATGACTGTCTCCTTAGAAACGTTCTACCAGAAGAAATTAATAACCTGACTGCCGCAATGGTTGACCTTAGCGAACCAGAAATCGATCACGAGCGGGAGCCAGTAGTTTTGCGTGAGAAACCCGAAAGCTTGGTCAGGGCGAATAACGTACCACCTGCCGAAAACTTCGATGGCAACGATCTCCCAAAAAAAGAGCCTATACAAGTGGTGGAGCATCCATCTCATCTCCTTCGGAATAAGCCGATCAAAATGCCGAACTGGCATTAACGTCTTTGGGTTCAGCCACTCGGCGGACAACCCTGATAGGCCAAGGCAGAGCGTTGCAACGTCGCCAAAGGAGCGGCCGGCCTGGGTGCGGCACTTTGGACTGGAATCGTTCGCAGAATCGTCGTCGGCCGGTTCGATTGGACGTATTGAGCGGCCCCGCAATGCGGGCAATTATGCCCCGGCTGCATGGCGTGGCTCCAAACGTATGGTTCGCCATAGGTTCGGCGAAACGAGCAATTGGGGTTCGGGCATACGTGCGTATGGCCAGTGAAATAGCCGTGATCGAGGACTGTGCGCGTCGCGATCGGAACGGTCGCTTTGACAGCCGGCGGCGATGGTTCGCCACCAAACACGAAAGCCAGGATCAAAGCGGTTTCGACATTCATGCCTGCCTCAGTACACGTAGTCGAGCAACTTGTCTTGCTGGGCGGGAAACCAATTCAGATGCGAATAGAGAAAACCTTCGTTGCGTCCGCCAAGCTGATTTATCATTCGCGTCACTTCCGATTCCGGTATCCACACGCTGCACGGGGACGCTTCGCCGTTCGGGTCCGGTGGATAAACGCTGGCAGGCCAGTTGTTTTGGTAAAGATAAAGCGTCCCGTCGTTGGGATGCTCCCAGACGCCGAGAATGGATGTCGCATGGCCGCCGCGAGAATCGAACCGGCCGGCGACATAGGCGTCTTTTCCACTCCCCTTAATTGACCCGTGGCCAACGAAGAGATCGCACCCGTAATGGTACGGATAGCCGTTGACGATCCCTTGATAGATCGTTTCGGCATCATTGGCGGGAGCGACGGTCCCAATGGGATGCTCTTTGGCAACGCCGACGTATTGCTCGCTCGTCCTGCCATCCGAGAATGACATTTCTGTGGCCGAAGACACTACGAGGCCGTCTTGATTCTGGAAGTCGGGCATTGCCGACCCTTGGTCAATAAGAACCCCCTCCGTGGCGGCTTGGCGTCCCTGTGCGGACACAATCGAGCCTTCCCCGCGTCCGCGGAAGCCGGCCAGCAATCGCCCTCTGCCGTAATTGAATAGCCAATACGGCAAGAATACTTTCGTCGCCCCTTCGGTGAGTTTTCGCTGAATACAGACGAGCGTAAAACACGAATTGCCGAAGGATGCGCCGACGCAACTCCCGGTGAGTTGATGGAACCGAGCGAACGTAAAGCCAAGTTCTTGGACAATGAGCGGGTCGCGCCACAGCGCGGAAAGAATCAGCTTTTCGCCTTTGCCGAGCCTCTTGAACGGCTCCGACATCGCGAATTGCGGCATTTGAGCGAGAGCCGCCTCATGGGCCAATTCTTGCTCTTTGGTTCGATCAGCGGGACTCACCCACCCAGTTGGATAATTCATTTAAGCCCCCTTAACGCCAGTGCGACGTAACCGTGCTCTGACGCGACTTTGGCGAAGTAAGCGTCATTCGCGGGCGTATTGGCTTCACGTGGCAAAACAGTCTGTAGGTAATTGCCGACCGATTTGCGGATGCCGGGAATAGCCGCGGCCCCGATGGCCAAATCCGTCGCCTGTTTCGTGAGCGTGACAAAATCCCCGGCCGTCTTGACTCGTCCGCCCGCCTTGGCGGCGGCGACTGAGCCTTCAAGGATGTCGGCGAATTTGAGGACATTTGTCGCTTTCGCTTGGTCGGCCTCAACATCGTAGGCGACTTGCAAAACTTTTTGCAACGGCGACGGCGTCGGTGGAGGAGGCGGCGGCGGACTGACGCCCCCAACCAGTAGCGTGAACGTGTCAAAATCTTCCGTGATATCCAGCGTCTTTTTGTCGAGAACCGCCCAATCCGCCGAGATTTTCAACTCACCTTTCGGGGCGGCCGTGATCTCGATCAGCCGGCCCTTGCGCGTCCATGTTACGCCTGCCGGCACGGTCCACGAGGGCCGGATTGCCCCGACTGGCGCTTCGAGCGTAAAGGGGAATTCCTTGAGCGAAAGGCGGTCATCCCAGACGCGGACGATCCGTTCGACTTTGATAATCTCCGTCTTACCCTTGAATTCGAGCTTACTGGCCTCTTGCCCCCACGCCGGCGCGGCGAGCACGATCAACAGAAGGATTGCGAATCGTTTCATTTTCTACACCTTGACCGATGGCGGAATCCGCACATGGAGAATCAAGTCATCATGCGGCGCGATGGCGTTTATCTCGACGCTTTGCAACAGCCACGGGGCTGGTTCGCTTGCGGAGATGAGGCGAAAAGCGGCGAATCCCCACCACGCCAGCGCGGCCACGGACGGGACGGCTAGGGCGATAATGACGACGATTGCGATGGCGTCGAAATCGGTCATCGTTAGTTCCATTGCTCCTCGTCGCCGTTGTATCCGACTACGATAACTTCGCTGAACCGTGCCGAAGCCTCCAATATCCTCTTAATCTCCTCGGCGGCGGCTACCGAAGTCAGGCCGCTAGCCTCTGTTCTCCAGTCTGGGGCGTGTTCGTCATCAGACTTGTTGGCTTCCACTCGGTATGGCATTATCTCGATTCCCCCCGCACCTGCGTCCGCTCCCCGTTGTTCGCCCGGACCAATTCGAGGATCGTCCCCACCTTGGAATCGACTTCCCCTAACTTCGTTTCGACGTTGGCAATGCGATGCCCGTGCTCCTCGACCGTTTTCCCGATCTGATCGCTGACGCCCATCGCGTAGCCGGATTTCGACGCTTCTTGAAGCCGCTGCGTCAAGTAGCCGTTGACAAACTCCTTGAGCTGGCGAACATCAACCGAGAGGTTTTCGATGGCGGTCGTCGTCGTCCCTGCCGTAATTTTCGCATCCATCGCGGTTTCTTTGGCGTCCTTCGCGGCTACCTTGGCGATGCTTGCCGCGGCCTGGGCCGTGCTCGCTTGGTTCCTGGTCGCTGAATCGACTTTGTCGGCGGTCTCCTTAATCTTGTCGGCCGTCTCAGTAACGACTTTTACCGAGGTCACGGCGGCGATTCGGCTCGCTTCTGTTTTTTCGGTGTTGTCGGCGATGCTCCACATTTGTCGTTTATGCAAGAGCCACGCTGCGAAAATGATCGGGGCGGCAGTCCAAAAGCCCTGCCAGAATGAATCGGACATTGTCTCAATCTCCGTCAGGTCCGGTTTTCCTCTGAATCTGGTAATCTTTACGGTTAAAAACTCAATGTCTTACAACGATTGCGACCACAATGGCGGTCAGGGCGACTAGAAAAGCCAATCCAGAGAAAGCGATCGAGACACCGGCCGGGTTCCGCCCCTCAAGACGGGTCAGTCGCTCTTTTATGTCTCCGATCTGCTCTCCGACATTACTGATCCCCTGCCGAAGCAAATCCGCAATCTGTTGAATCTGCTTCGTGGTCGTGGCCTCGCTCTTGTCGGTCGCGGCCCCGAACGCTTCCTGTTGTTTGCCGACCGCTTTTTCCGCCGCTTGCAAGGCCGCGTCCACGGCAACTTTCGTATCCTTTGCATTCTGTTCGCTTCTCGTATCGCGCTCCTTGAACTGCGTTTGAATGCTGGCGAACTTCTCCTCGTGGACTTCGCGGAGCGCTTTTATTTTCTCGTCCGTGCTGATAACCATGTGCTCGGCGGCGATCCTGACGAGGCCGATCGCGATGTCCATTCCGTTGAAGCGCGTTTCAAGGTTCTTTATCCCCAGATGGATAACGTCCTTGAGCGCCTCATTCTTCGCATCAAAAAACTCGCGGACGCCAGCGATTTCGCGCTGGGTCATCTGGGTTGTCAAGACGGTCGGATCGACCATATTCGACATCGTCGGCGTCAATCCGGGTGGCGTTGCTACTTTCTGGTCAGGCACGGCTCGCCCTCAATGAAACGGCGTCGGCGGGCTTTGCTTTTCTTCGACCGCCGCCCGCCGCCCGGCCGCGAACGCCGCGAGACGATCGGCTTCCTTCAAAATCGCTTCCATCTCGTCCGGGCTTTTCTCGATCACAGCGCCCAAAACTTGCTTGACCGCGCCCAGTTCGCCCTTGTTGGCGTCGGCCTGCACTTTGGCCTTGGCCGCATAGAAGATCGCATAGCCCCCGAATATCGCGCCGATGATGCCAGCGATCGCACCGCCTATTGCCGTTACGAGGACTGCCACGTCTTTCAGGTCCACGGACGGCCCTCACACATTTGGGTGATTGCCAGCCGCTTTTATCACAGTTTTCAGGTCGTCGGTTTGCTTTTCGATGGCCATTTTGATGCTTTCCGTTCGCACATCGAACGCGGCGCGATCTTTTTCCTGAGATTTATCGTGTTGGTCCTGCATATAGCGGACCTCCTCTTTCTGCGAACCAACAACCTCTTTGAGCGACTCTTTCTGCGTCAGAATGACATCGCTCAAAGCGCTTGTGAACTTGGTCGCGAGTTCTTGGCGGCGTTCGGCGTCTTCTTTGCGCTCCGCACAGCCCCAAGTAGTCCCGCGCCGACCCAGCCCGCGCCGCCGCTCAAAGACTCCACGGCCTGCGCGAGAATGATGGCGCTCAAGAGCATCGTCGCCCTCCGTCAGCGGCGGCGTGGCCATTTGGTAGGCCACTCGCCGCGAATCTTGCGTTCTTAAGCAGTCGGCGGCGCGGGCGGGGGCGTCAGCGCGTCGAGGGCCTCGATCTTGGTCCCGGCCGCGTTGCCGCGCGCCTCGATCTGGTCGAGCAACGCTTGGTCTTCGGGGGTCAGTTGTCCCTGAGTCGCCTGCAATTGGGCGATGAGTTCGTTCAGTTTGGTGATGTCGCCAGAGACGCCATCGATGCCCTTGTCGATTTTGTCCAAGTAGGCTGTCGTCTGGTCGAAATGTTTCTGGACTGCGGGGGAAACTGCCATGGCAACAACTCCTTAAGTGGAAACAAAACAAGCGGTTCATTGGGCCGGGTTCTTGTCGTCGAGCGCCTTGAGCCGCGCCGCGCTCCGCTTCAATCGCGATTCGAGATGGGTCAAAAGGATGATGTCGTCCGCGGAAACGCCTTGCTCCATGTGGATATGGACCGGCCCGGTTATGGTAAGGCGATGCTCGTAGCCTTGGAAAATCTTCGGCATTCGCTCGGCTTCGTCGTGCATGTTGGGCCTCGCTCGCTTGATTCTAGCCGCTTATCGCTCTCGTGTCTATGAACGTCTACGAAAGAGCGTTCAGGCATTATTTTCTGACGTTTTGTACACATCTCTGCATCTTTCTGCGCCGCAATTCCCTCATCGCCGCTTGCTGCAAATCCAGCGGCCGAAACCCGGAGCGCCAAGTCAGTTCGCAAATCGCTATCAGGGCATCGGCAAGGTCATTCAATGTCGCGGGCTGTTTGTCCAGATGCCGCTCCCCATGTAAATCGCGTCCTAGGTATTTCGCCGCGGCATAGATCGCCCAAAACTCCGGTATCGCCATCGAATTATTTTCGCTGCCGAACATCCGGTTTTCTCGATTCGTCTCGGGGACGGGATTTCGCGGCGTGTTTTTGTTCGGTGGCATCTGATCGCCCCATTCGTTCAAACGCCCCCGACCGATTGAAGGTCAGCGATTGGCGTGGTGATGACGAACGAAATATCCGCGACCGGCGTGACGCCGATGTGGGACGTATTCACCGGCCCGCTACCGCCGCCACCCCCCGAACTCGTCAGTAGCAACAAGAGCATAAATCACCTCACGAACACAAATTCATCATCGGGCACCAATCGACGGTTGCCCCGCCCGCGGCTCCGTTGCCGCCAGCCTGATCGGTACTAGTGCCAGCCCGAGCGCCAGAGCCGCCGCCGCCGAACGTGGCCCCGGTCCCGCCTGCCACATTGCCCGACGTCTTGCCCGCCGCCCCATTGCCGCCAGGGGAGGCCGCCGTCCCGCCCGTGGTCCCGCTCGCGTTGCCGCCACCCCCGCCACCGCCGCCGCCAGAATTGCCAACGTCCACGGCGTTCGCCCCGTTGCCCCCGGCCGTCACCGTGTCGCCGACGCCCCCCGTGGTCGAGCCAGTCGCCCCGGTCCCGGTTGTCGTCGTCGTTGCTCCTCCGATGCCGCCTTTTGCGACGACATCGGTGGAATTGAACGTCGTGTCGTTGCCGTTGACAGTCGCGGTTGTCGAGCCTGTTGCCGCCCCGCCAATGACGACGTTATAACTCGTGCCCGGCACGAGGTTCCGGATAGATTGCGCCTTTTGGCCACCCGACCCGCCGCCGCCCGCCGATCCGGTTCCGGTAGCGCCGCCACCGCAACCGCCGCCGCCCCAAAGGATCACGCGGTTGCTGCGTACCTTGGCCACCAAGGCTGTCGTTCCAGAGGTATAGGTAATGACGCCCATTACGATGGCACCAAAAAATACGTAATCACCACCTGTAGGCCATTTCCCGTAGCATTCCCCGTCGTCGTAATCCGCAAATCTTCCGCGTCCGCGCCAACTCCTAAGATGCCAGACCCGTCGCCAACGGTCGCTTGTCCGCCAGCTGGAAAACCGCCGTGAGCGAACAGCACCCCGGTCGTCGTCGGCGTGTTGGCCGCTCCGAAGCCTATCAGCACCGTCGGAAACACCGTCGAGGCATTGTCGAGCGAGACGCTGATTCGCGTGACTACGATTTTGTTCGGAGTCGTTACCGTGACGATAGCTATATCGGTGACTGCCGTGGTGATGGTCGTGTGCTTAACCGTGATGACGCCGGGGTCGCCGCCAATTACGAACGGAACCCGCGTCCGGGTCGCGACAGGATTGACCGCCGCGTCTACGGCTGCGGAATCCGGTGCTGCCCCGCAGACGACGCTGTGCAAGCCGATCGTGTGGACCTTGCTTGAAGCTACGGTAAATGCGGCCTCGTCGGCGAAAACCGCATCGTCGATCAGTTGCAGCGACGTCAGCGCGGCCCCGTCCACCTGCACGGCGAACGTCCCGGCGTTGGTGACAGCGTGCGAACCGACCGTGACCGTGTTGGTAATCGGGATGCCCGTGGCCGCGATGAACCGCAACTTGGCGGAAATACTCCCCGTCGCTGAGGCCGCATCCGCGTTCGCTCCGAATGGGTCCGCGGGCACGGTGAGGACATCGACGTCGCCGATATTGTTGGTGCCGGCCGGGATGGCGCTAGTGATTGGGATTCCGGTCGCGGCGATGAATCGGAGCTTCGCCGAAATCGAGCCAGTGGCAGACGCAGCGTCCGCGTTGACGCCGAAGGGATCGGCCGGAACAGTGAGAACGTCAACGTCGCCGATGTTATTGGTCCCCGCTGCGATACTCGTGACCTGCACGGCGAACGTTCCGGAGTTGGTCACGGCCTGTGAAGGCGGGGCCTGAACGCTTGCGGATATTTGCTTAAGAACGGACATCGCCGAAATCGCCGTTGTATCTGTCGCCGTATTCTTCGCGTCGGCCTTGGCCCCGAACGTCACATCTGCCCCGTCTGCCACGGTGCAAGCCGCTTGCGTGGCAAACGTTCCCGCGTTCGTGACGTTCCATGTTCCTTGCTGAGCCACGGGCAGCCCATTCGACGACGAAGCGAGCGTTACCGAGTCAAGGACGCCGAAGCCGACCTTGATAATCTGGTAGTGGACGCCGCCGATGTCGTCCGAGGCGATTGTGGTGCCTGAGCCGGCCGTGATTGCTACATTATCCGCCATTTGTCACCTACGCATGTACTGAGTAAGTTCGTTCGGGCGCGAAGTAAATACGGTCCGCATGAGAAGCCTTGCCGAGAACCTGGATAACCTCCCCTGTCCCGCTCGGCGCGGTCTGCGTGATCGTCCCCGTCGTCGAGAGGTAGAGCAGTCCGCCGACCGTCCAGGCCCACGCATCGTTGCGCGCCCAGCCCCGCATCAGGAATATCCCGGCCTCGTCTCCCGCAATCGTCGCCGCGGCCATCGCGTCCGCCGGATAGGTACTACTGCCGTTCGCGTCCGCTTTCCACATCTTGCCGTCGGATTTGATGTAGACGGGATCGCCAAACGCAAGAAGTTCGCCAGCCGTCAACATCGCCGTTTCGCCGCTGACCGCCAGATCGGTCGAAGGCGACGCCTGGAAAAAGCCGTGCGTGACCCAACTTGTCACGCCGTTACCGTCTGTCCGCAAAAACTGATCGGCATTGCCGTCATTCGTCGGCAGCGTCAGCGTCCACGAACCGGCAGCGGCGGCGGGCTGAATTTGGACGTAGCCAGACATGTTCCCGTAGAGCTTAAGGACGCCCAGCAAAGTCGCATTAAAGCCTACGCTGAGGATTCCCGTCCCTGACATCCGCATCAATTCGACGGACGTTGTCGAACTTGTCGCCGCGTACCAAACGTGATCCGACGTCGTTGCCCCCACCTGATAGCGCATCGCGTTCGTGTTGACGCCAAAACCATAGAACTCATGATCGTTGCTCGATATGACGACCGTGATGACTCGATTGATATTGCTCACATTGTTTGACAGCAGTTGCCGCGAGTCGTTTATCGTCCAGGCGACGTTGTTGCCAACATTGAGCGTGAGCGCCTGGCCGGCAGAGGCGTTAAGCAGCGTCGCACCGGCACCGGTCTGTATGACCGCGTAATTCGTCGATACTGTCGTCTGGTCCAGGTTGGCATTGCCCAGGAGCAGCATGGAGGGGTCGAGTGCGAACGAGCCGACGAGTGCCTTGCCGATCCGGGTCTGCCCGATCGCCGCATTGAATGTCCAATTCGACGCCGTCGTCTTCGCGCCTTGAATGCCTGTCGCGCTTGTAAAAAAGCACGGAAAGCACGTCGCGTCGCCGGATTCATCAACAACGTTGCCCGCACCGTTCGCCACCACATACGCCGTCGTCGCAATCAGCGTCGAATTGTTCCCAAGCGCCTGCGTCGGTGCCATCGGCTCGCCGGCGTTATTCCCTTGCGAGTCGTAGTTGCCGGCGAAATTTACGACTGTGTGGCCTGAGTCTCTATTCAGGTTCGCCGGCCCCCAGGTCGCCCCATGTGCGGAAATCGCCGCCTTGCGGTGATTCACGTTCGAGCCGTCGCCCCAATCGATGACGGCCCCATACAGTCCGCCGATGATAGTGATGGTCCCCTTTCCCTGAAAGTCGAGCGACTTGGTCAATCCGGACGTGTGTTCCTCGCAATTTTCGAGCAAGATGTATGCGGCTATCCCGCTGTCCTGTTCGATCCACTTCATCCCAACGTCATCCGCGTCCCAGTGCGTACAGTCACGAAGTGTCACCACCGTTTCAAAAATACACTCCGCGCTTATTTTGATGTGGGCATCGACGCCGATGTCGCCGGTACTGCTCTCGAAAATGCAGCCGTCGAAAACCCAGCTATTGCCGGGATTGACGACGCTGTAGTCGCAGATGCCCTGGAAAAGGCAGTCCTGAAACCTAGCGGTATTGGCCCAGGTCTCGACGCCGGTGCCGGAAAATCCAAGGATATAAGTGTGGAACCCTTGCCAGCCGCACGACTCGAAGACGATCGCGATCGCACGGCCCAAATCGAAACAGCGGGTCGCTGCGGTGATCATCTCGACGGTGCTGAGCCGGTACGAGAAGTGGCATCGTATAAATGACGCCTTGACAGCGCGCCGAGCGTCGATCATCGTGCCGGTGTAGCTATCTGACGTGTATATCCACGCGATATCGGTCGCAACAAACCCGTAATAACTTAGGTTGTCGTTGTTGCTATTGAGCGTCATCGCGATCGTGTTGCCGACGCCCTCCCAGAGCAATCGCGTATAGCCGGTCCCGGTCAGTGGTGGATACCAGTTGTAGCCGGCCGCGCCTTCAAAAAATATGCCGTCGTGGAGGCAACTAAGTGTAGTGCTGTAGGGATAATTGAAAGGTCCGAATATGAAATGGCGGGTTCCCGCTGCGATAGCCGTGTTGAGGATCGGCCCCCAGTCGGTAACGGCGCGGGGATCGTCTGACAGCGAATCGACGCTGGTGAAAACGCCACCGCCGCCAGCATCCGCCCAGGTTGTAACGCCGCTGCCGTTCGTTTGAAGGAATTGACTTGGCGATCCGTCAGTTGTCGGAAGCGTGAGCGTCCATGTACCGGCCGAGACTATCGTGGTGGTTCCTATGACCAAGCCAGGAACCGTCAAAACCCCCGTGGCTGCGTTTGCCGTGCATCCGTTAATCGTCGCTGGCGACTGCGGCCCGGTCTGCGTGTTCGCGAACAACGACCAGACGGTTGTATCCGCTCCCGCGTCGATGACGCTGACCGTGGCCGCGTTGCCGCTGATGTTCGTCTGATCGCCGGTGTTGACGCCTTGAATCGAGGATATGCCCGTAACAGTAAGCGTTGGCGATGCCGAACCGGAGAAAACGACGCCGTTCACAGACGTCGGCGTAATCGCGTCGAGAGACAGAGAAATTTCTGGCGCTGTCGTTGGGAAAAGAACCGTGCCGCTGATTCCGTTCGCGGGCGTGATAGAAACGGATGTCACACTCCCGGTGCCCGTGCTTCCGTCCGTTATTCCGTATCCGGCCAAAGTCGTCGGCGTGTCCGTGATTCTTCGCCACGGCACAAGACTGCTCGCGGGATCAACGATACCGCCAGCGCCGCCCGGCGCGACATTGACGATAACAAACGGCCCGTAGCTAATCGGCACATTACTGCCGACGACGACCAGCCGATACCGATGGACGCCGAGAGCAAAGTCCGCCGTCTCCGTCGTCGTGAAAACGACTTCGACGACGCCCGACGGATCGACCACGGAAATGCCCGACGTCTTGTTGAGTTCCGGCGTCTTGGTGACTGCGTTGGCGAAGGACTGAAATGCGAACGTCAGCCCGGCAATGCCGCCCGCTAGTGGATCGTCGATGATGATGCGAAACGTCTTCGCCTCGTCGAAGGCTTTCGTCAGCGGATTGTAGCCGGGCGTGCTCATGGAGCCCCTCCCGGCGCGACGCTGGTGATGATGAGCGGCCCAAATGCCACGCGCTCACGAGTGCCGGTCATCACGCGGTAATAATGGACGCCTAAAGCGAGGTCGGCGGTCTCGTCGGCCGTGAAGGCAACCTCGATGACGGGGGCGGACGAATCGACGACCGCGATGCCGTCTTCTTTCGTGACTTCGGGCGTCTTCGTTGTCAAGTTCGCGAAAATGTCGAGCGTGAAGACGCTACTTGCAGGCGCTCGATCGAGCGTGACGCGAAACGTCTTGGCTTCGTCGTAACCCTTCGTCAAAGCGTTATAGCCGGGACTTGCTGTCATAAGGCCAAAATAACGCTATCCCGGTTGATCATTCCATTTCGATTCAAGGCGTCACCGCGTCAAATGCGCCGCTGACGCCAACGCCGGTTGGATAATCAACGCCGCCACACGAAACCGTGCTTGGCGATCCTACGGCTGACGTGCTAACCGCATTCAAGCTGGCATGAAATGGCGATATTGATACTGCCAAGTCTGCGGAAACCTCGCCGGGAGTCGCAAAATAAGTCCACTGGGCGTCTTTAAGTATATTTCCAGTGGCCACGACCCTTTGCTGGACGCCAAAATCAAACCTCCAAACGCAAACAGCCACTTCACATCGTATCGTGGCGAACCTTGCAACCACTGTGCCGTCCCCGAGGTCGCAGATCGTTTCAAATTTGAAATATTTGTCGGTAACTTTGTCAAGGTTCATGGTCGCCGGGGGCAATGAGCCAATTGAATAAGTCAAGGTCGCGGTCGTCGGCATCGAACTCCAGTCTGGGCACACGGATACAACGTCGCAATCGCCAATCGCGAAGTAGAAATCTCCCGATCCGCAGCCGGTGAACGAGAACCCAGGCGCAGTTGTTGTGACGCAAAGCGGGTCCGTGCTGACGACGACAACGGACGTCATGCCGCTGATGGTGTTGACCACATCCTGTGTGCCATTATTCGTATAGGTGAATTCCGCCGCCCACGAGCCGCCGTCGCACCACAAAACGAAGTCGCGGAATTCTATGTCCCCGCAAATTGCGACGTCATCGCCCACATACGCCCAACCTGGCGATACGCCGCCCTTGGCCGTCGGGCTATAGGTGAGCGTGAGCGTCAATTGGACGCAGAGGAATGTCAGCGTAAACGGCAATTCACGAGGGACCGCTGTCGGGTTGCACGGCGTTGAAACGGTATCGCAGCAATTGCAATTCGTGGCGAACTTGCCGTCCTTCATAATCCAATCGCTGCCAGAGCGTGCGAGCGTCAGCGTCATTAGCAGGCAATCGTTCCGCCGAGTTTGATCGTATCATCGGCTGCCAAGTAAATTGGCTGGTCGGTACTCGACACGCGGGTTCCGTGCGCGACCAGCAGCGTCGCTAAAAGCGCCAATAGGGACTGAAAACTCGGCAACGCGCTTGAGCCATTGCTCGTAAAGACCCGGTTGTTCGTGCTCATGCCGGTTGAGGCCGATTGATAGGCCCCCGTCGTCGTCGTGCCGCCGCAAATTGGTGCGTAGATTGTGGCCGACGTTAGCCCTGTGCCGCCGAAAGGAACGGTGACGGCCGCGGTGATGTCGGCTGAACCATTGAAGGAGTTGCCGTAAATGCTCCTGGCCGTTTGTAGCGTCGTCGCCGTCGAGGCGTTGCCGACGAGGTTCCCGATAAACGTGACTGCCGAAAGAGAATACGCGCTTTGCAAAGTGAGCGTGCCAGCGCCGGCCGTGATTGAGACTGTCTGGCTATTCGCGGCATCCCACCACTTAATCACGCCGTTTGTCGTTGTGCCTGCCTGGATTGCTCCCGTCGTCGTCACGGATGTCGGCGTAATGTTGCCGAGGCCCAAGGTTATGGTGCCTGCGGTCGTAATTGGCGAACCCGACACGATTGTGATGCCGTTGTTTCCGGCGATCGCTACGCTCGTCACCGTTCCGGCCGTCTTCCACGTCCCGTCGCCGAACCATGCCGTGCTTGCCGACGCCCCCGTGCCGCTGTTGAGGTAGCTCACCGGCAGGTTGCCGACTAGGTTCGTGGTGACGTACCCCGAAGCGGCAGTCAATACTCCGCCCGTAACTGTGCCTAGGTTAGTGTTCTGCAAGACGAACGTCGGCGTGTTGCCGGCCGTCAGCGTCGCGAACGTGCGGTAGACGCTGTCATTAGTGTCGTAAGCTTCGAATGCAGTAGTGTCACCGGCGATAACTCCCGGCCTGACGCTGGCTGTGGTGACCGAACCGGTGATGACACCCCCGTTGAACACGCCTGCGCCAGTGTTTGATATAGATGCCAGCGTATTGGTGTCAGTGACGTCCCTGACGAGGAGCGCGAGTGCTCCGCTCCCGCCGGTCGTGTTCGCGAGGATCGCCGCTCTGGTGCTCAGCACGCCCGTGGAACTGATCGTAGTCGGGGCGTCCTTGATCAGCTTGCCCGTCGTGCCGTCGAATATCGCGACGCGGGTGTCCGTGGTGCTGCTGATCGAGCTAAAGACGTCGCCGCCACCAGGCGTCGTAGCCCAGACGCCGTCCCCGCGCCAGAACGTAGACGATGAGGCAGATGTGCCATTGTTGAGGTTCGCGACGGGTAAATTCCCCGAGATGGTCGAGGCCCCGAGATTGATCGTGAAGCCGGCCCCCGTCGCGCCGCCCGTAAGTGTGCTAACACTGGTGAGCGAGGACGCCGTCACTGCGGAATTGAGCGTTGTCCCTGTCAGCGTGCCGGCAGGGGCAATGACGGCGTTGGTCGAGATCGCCGTCACAAGGCCCTTGGCATTCGCGGTGATCGTCGGAATTGCGGTGGACGAACCAAAACTGCCGACGTTGGAATTGACCGTGGCCAACGTCGTCACGATGGACGACGTCCCCGAACCCGAAACATCGCCCGACAGGGTAATTGTCGCGTTGACGACCGCTTGGAATGTCGGCAGCGTTGCTGCGCCGTTCGAGGTCAATACTTGGCCGGCCGTCCCAACCGACGCCACCGATTGCAGCGGGCCGGTAGAAGTCGTACCACCACAGATGACCGCGTAAGGTGTGAAAGCCGAGGCCCCGGACCCGCCGTGGCCCACGTCGATTGTCGTTGCAAGCCAAGTGCCTGTCGAAACTGATCCGAGGGTCACGAGCGACGTGTTGCCGGCCTTGACGCTGTAGATCGCGGAGAGGTCCGGGATGTCCGCGACCACGAGAGCGTTCCACGCTGGTGCAGCCGAGACCGAGCCATTTCCCGTCTGCGACAGGAACTTGTTCGTGGTCGTCGTATTGCCGGCCAGCTTCGAAAGCGTATTCGCCGCCGATGAATAGAGAATATCACCTAGCGTGTAATTTGATTGGTTCGTGCCGCCGTATAGCTCGGCGATTTTCGTGCCTTGCCATATGCCTGTCGCAATGGTGCCTACCGAGGTCAGCGAGGACGTGACGACATTCCCGGCCAAAGTCGTGCCGGTCAGCGTGCCGGCCGGCGCGATAACGGCTGCGGTCGTAATGTTGGTGACGCGACCCTTGACGTCTTTGGTGATGACCGGGATAGCCGTCGAACCGCCCGTCGTGTCGGCGGTCGTCACCGTCGCGAGCGTCAGGGCCAGATTGCTCGTCGAACCTGGGGCCGTCGCGTCGCCGCTTGCCGTGAATGTCTGATCTCCGCTGTTGACATTGCTGATCGTCGCGTTCCCGGCCATCGTCAGCGTGCGGTTGCTATCGCCCATAATGATGGACAGCGTCCGGTCTACCGTCAACGCTTCCGAGGTCGCAAAAATCAAATCGTTGGAAGTCGTGGAGCGGATCGATAGACCGGTCAATTCGATCGCCGTACCGCCCGTGATGTTGGGCGCTGTGATTGTCGGCGTCGTAATCGTCGGCGAGGCGTTGAAGACGACGAGGCCGGAACCGGTGTTGTCGGAAATGACCGAGTTGAATTCCAGCGACGTCGTCGGCGCGAAGAAAGAGAGCTTGTCGGTCGCGTAGGCGACTGTGCCACCGCCGCTGAACTGGATCGTCGCTCCATCGGTGGCGTTGATGGTGATCGTATTGTTGACGTCGAGAGTTTTGCCGCTGAGGATATCGAGCGTGCCCGTCGTCGGCGTGATCGTGAGGCCGTTGACCGTCACGGGTGTCACGCCGCCGATGTTGCCGATCGTCAAGGCTATGGTGCCCGCCGATGTGATTGGCGAACCCGAGACGACCGTCAAGCCATTCGCGCCAGAGATCGCTACCGATGTCACGGTCCCGCCAGCCGCCCCGCTGACCGCCGCCCATGTCCCGTCCCCGCGCCAAAACGTCGAGGACGACGCGGACGTCCCGTTATTGAGATTGGCGACCGGCAAATTGCCGCTGATCGTCGATGCGCCGAGGTTGATGGTAAAACCGGTGCCCGTGGCCCCTGCCGTCAGCGTCCCCGTCGTGACGATCGACGTCTGGCCCGCGTAGGTCGCCGCAATGTTGATGGTCGGATTGCCACCGACGCCGTTTCCATCAGCGACGCTGACCCTGTCAGTCGTGCCTGTGATCGTGCGGCCCGTGAACGTGTCGGCCGCCGTCTGCGTCAAAAGGCCGTTGGTGTTGTACGCGGCAAGCGCGACGAGCGTGGCGTCAAGACTGGCCGTAATCGTGCCGCTCGAAATAACCGGGCCGCCGCTGAACGATATGCCGGCCGTACCATTGGTGACATCGACGCTCGTGACTGTGCCGCCGCCCGAAAACGTTTGAAACGTGGGCAATGCCCCCGCCCCGTTGCTCGTCAGAACTTGGCCGGCCGTTCCCACGGAAACGATTGATTGCAATGCCGCCGTGGAGGTCGTGCCGCCGCAGATAACGGCATACGCGGTCGCTGACGAGCGCCCGGTGCCACCGTCGCTAACGATGACGTCAGTGCCGGTCGTGTAATAAACGGCGTTCGTGTTGACCGTCGGCGCGTTACTAAATTCGCCATCCGTCGCCCAAATCTTTGTGACGCGAGACCCCGTCGCGGCGATGCTGCCCGTGAGCGTGAGATTATTCGAGCCGAGGGCAAGATCGCCGCCGCCAACCGTCAGTAGGTTCGCGCTGTGCGTGAGCGTCACGTCGCCAGCGTTGAAACTGATGACGCCGCCAGATGTCAGCAAAATTGAGGTCGTGAATGTGGGAGATGTCGAACGCACCAGCCCGCCGGTCCCGGTCGAGGTCGCCCCACCGAGCGTATTGACCGCGTCCGCGACCGTAGCATCATCCAGATAGGTGCGCGCGGCGGTCGTGACCACGGTTGGATCGAAATTGATCGCGGTCCCGGAGCCGCTGACGATGTTGTCGCCATAATCCCCATCTGCGAGCGTCGCGCCGCCCGTAGTCGCCGAGGCGAACGTGACCTTCTTAGGGTTGCTGGTGTTGTCCAGCGTGATCGTCATGTTCGCGCCGGCGACGTATTCCAGCGCGGTCGTTATTGAATCGACGGTGACGGTCGTTTGCCCAGTCACCGCGATCGAAGTGAAGACATTCTGTTCGCAAAAGTAAGGAAGCGAATTGTAGGCCGTCGAGCCGTCGCCAACCTTAAGCCGGTGCGTATCGAGTTCGAGAACGAGTTCCTGCACCAACGGCGTCGCATTTTCCGACGCGAGCGCCGCAGCCGTACCTCCCCACGGCCTGATGAACGCATTCTCGCCCGACCGCACCGCCATCAGTTAGCTCGCATTTACGGTTTCGGTGACATTATCGGTCGCGTGCTTGGCCGGTTCCTTGGCGACGTCGGACTTTTCGCCGCACTCATTAAGCAGCGTCGTACAAGTGCCGATGATCCATGGCGTCCATTGCGACTTGAGCAAGCGCGACTTGATGAGCTTCATTTCGGTCTTGTCGATATCGCCGCCGGACTTGATCCGCATTTGCAATTCCCAGCGATCTAACTTCTCGTCGTCTTTGAGTTCTTTGTCTTGGTCGAGAGCGGAGAAAATGATCGAGCGGAGCGTGATGGCTTTGCCCGTCGCCTGGTCCCTGAACTCTTCACCGTCGAAAGACAAAAGCTTCGCGTCCAAATTACTGATCTTCATATGCGTAACCCTCGAAACCAAACTTCTCCGCCAAGCAAGATAGGCCACAAAGCCTGTTGCCAAGAGGCGGATGGTAAATTCCTGTAATCGCTCATTCGTCGCATTGGATGTGCCCGACAATGACGGTCGTCGGCTCATAAAAACCCTCCACGGCAATGAAGCAGCCGTCGGAAATCCGGGCGATGATCTCCGGAACGCCAGCGCCGGCCCTCGCATCGCCCGGACGCATTGCAATCGTGGCAACCGCCACCATCGCCGCTTGCCCGGCCCCCAGATTCGCTCCATAGCCTGCGGCAACGATCGTCGCGCTCGCGGAAGGACTGCCGCCGCTTCCTAAGCCGCCCGCGACCGGAGCGGCGTCTCCCGGCCTCGCGGCGATGAGGCCCGCGGCGACAATGGCCGGCTGGCCTGCGAATGTACCGGCATCGCCGGGGCGAGCGAGCACCGCCGCCGTGACGGATGCCGCCCCACGTCCGGCGTCAGCGCCGGCGTCCCCCGGTCGTGCCGTCAGCGTGACGCCGATCGACAAACCGGCCGGGTGAGAATCGAACGACGAATCACCCGGCCGCCCAGAGACGACCGCCGCTCCTGAGATCGCTGGGCCTCCGTTGCCCGTGGCCGCATCGCCGGGGGCCTGCATGACGGTGACGGCCGTGATCGCCGTGCCGCGCCCGGCGTCCGGGGCAGAGTCGCCCGCCTGTGCCGTTATGACCGCCGTGCCCGTGAGCGTTGCCGCGCCACGCGCCGGGGCAGCGTCGCCCGGTTTCGCCAGAATGATCGCGCTGAGCAGAGTTGAGCCGCGCCCAGAATCGGAAGCGGCATCGCCGGGGCGTGTCGTCGTCAGAGCATTCGCTTGGGGGGCCGGCTGAGCGCCCTGCGGAGAGATGCCGAAGCCCGCGGCGGCGACTGATGCGCCGGCCGTGACGCTGGCGACTTGGAAAGCGCCGACGCCGATATCGCCGGGGCGGCATTCAACTGTATTGCCTTGGCCGACGCTGCCGCGCCCACTATCGGGGCCGACGTCTGCGCCATCGCAGGTCACGACAGCCGGAACGCCCGCGAGGGCCTCCCACGCGCCAAGTGCCGAGTCTCCAGGTTGCGGCAGTACGGTTGCGTCCGCCATGGGCCGCCCCCGTTAACAGTAGAAAATTCCCGAGGAATGGAATTGGATCGTGAACGTGCCCGAAGTCGATGAGATGTTGCCGCCGAAGTCAAAATAGCCAATGAGCGGACTGGTGGAGGGAGTGCCCGTGGATTTGTAGAGAACGCCGTAGCGTGCGGTGAGCGTGCTCGCGGCCCATGCGGCATCGGCGGCGTCGAACGAAACGATATTTGTGCCGAATTCGGCCCACGTCACCGTGTTGTCTGTTACGGCGGCGCGATGAACAGTCGGCCAAGATGGCGCGGAGGAATTCGACGTGCCGGCGACGGTGCAAATGTAGAGATGGCCGTTTGTCACGAGCGGATGAACGATGTCGCCAACCGCGTAAGCCGTTGATGCGGCCCAGGCGGTCGCCCATGAATCCGCGGCCGTCAGCGTGAGCGTCTTGCTGCCGAGCGTTGCGCCGCCAGCCGTGTAGCCGGAACCTGCGGACAATTCATTCGTTACATCGTCAAAGAAATCATGCGTGTCACCGGCGGGAGTATAAGAGGATGTGCAGAGTGCGATCTTGAGCGTGTCAGTATCCAAATCTATGGAACCGTCCCACATTTTCTTGCGGCCGTTCCCGTAAAACGTGAAGGTAGCTGCCATCGACGGACCCCTTTGATTTGCTTTCTGCTCTTAGGTCCATCATTGCCTTTTTGTGGTGTATCCTTCAATCAGCCGCAGCAATTCCCGCCTTTCGGCAACGCTGCGATCTGCTCCGGCGTCAACGGCACGGTATTCTCGTCCTTGATCTTCCAAAGCCTCTGGTAATACGGGTCGTTGAGAGCATTCCAGCAGAAAACGCACTGCTTCTGATCGGCCGGAACCGTCTCGTTGAACTTGTCGAGCGGGACGCCTTTCAAGGCTCGCCCGCAATAGCACGGCCTTTTCATGGCGTCACGATGTCGATGACCGCGTTAATCGTGCCCGGCGTCGCGTCGAAAGGATACGTCCGCCCCCCGCAAGCAAGCGTCGGCCCGTCGCCATCGACGCCGATCGTATGCCCGCCCGCGAAGTGCATGTGAAACGGCGAACACGAAAGCGAGAACGCGGCCGGATTCGTCAGGGCTGGATAGGAATGGCTCCATTGCGTGAAGTTGCCGAGGACGCCGTCCGTGACGACGCTATAAGAAACGAGAAAGCTCCAGTTGTTGCTAAAGCAGACAATGGACATGTCGATCATAATTTGCCGATGGCCGTCGCCGAGATCGCACAAGAGAGTCACGTCATTGAAGTAACCGGAACCGACCTTCGACATCGACCCCGTGATAGGCGTCAAGGCGTTGACGGTGAGCGTATACGTCGCCGTCGCTGGCAACGTCCCGGTATCGCAGCACGACGGCACGACGGGCGGTTTCGAGCACAAGCATGCGCAAATGCCGCTCAGTATCTTTCCAGCGGCATTGACGAGGAATTTCCCGCCGAGCGTCTTGAGGGTCACGCCGTCGTCCCCCCGAAGATATCAACGGGTTCGGTGCATTCCTCCACTTCGACAACGCGCAAGCAATGGTCGCCGTCGTGCTGGACAACGATCTTGTAAGCCGCCGTCGCCGCGGGCAACGCCTCGTCAAGACACGGGTCGAATTCGCTTCCAGGCCCGCCCACGTTGAAATACCAGCGCCCGATGCCGCCTGGACCGCTATCGAACGTGACCTCGTAAATGTCGCCCACGTTCGCCGTCGTCTCACCGTTGCGCTCCACGAGCGGGTTGCTATCCACGGTGCCGGAAAGGATGCCGGTCGCGATCCACGAGCCTGTGCCGATCGTGGCCGTATCTTCGAGCTGGCGGACTTCCTCCCAGGCGTACCGGCCGTCCGGCGGGTCGGGCATCGATAGAATCCGCGCGTTCGTCTTGAGCGGTTGCGGGTTGTCGATGATGACTTGATTCATCTCGTCCGAGATGCCGGGGCCGGCGAAGTCGGAGGTTTTGTCGATGCGCTGCAAGGCGCGGTTGATCTCCGAGGCCGAGAGTTGGCCGCCGGGGCGAATCGGGCGTATGGGGCGCTCGTTCATTAGAAACCGCTACTTCCTGGCACTGGATCGCCTTCGAATTTGAAGAGATTGGCTAGTTCGGCGAAGTTGTAAAGATTGCCATCTTTCGTCACGAGACGATTGCTCTGATCTGCGATCAAGTCGCTCGAAATCGGGAATGTCGTGAATGGCTCGCCCGTGACCGGATTCAAAATACTCGTCCCCGAAAGAATCCCCACAATGATTCGGCGCATAGCCATCCGCTTCGCGCAAAAAGCCGCATTCCATCCTCGCTTGGGACCATCGCCGCTCGGTCGATAGCCGAGCGCATAGGTGATATCGAAGACCTTGCGGTCGCTTACCGTGTAATAAGGATCGCTCAATTCGTACCCCAGATAGGTAAGCGTGCCGACATCAGGGATTTCCTTGAGAATCTCCACGGGAAACTGAATCGTGTTCGTCTGGTTGCACATCCCTTGCATCAGTTGGGCCGCTAGCGGAACGCGCGGAACCATTCTCAGCGTGACGGAGTACGTCGCCGCCGGCACGGGAAACGTCCGCGTTTCGGGGATCGTAAAATAGGGGGATGTCGGGTCGTCCGTTGTTCGAATGAGCGTACCGTTATCATCGACAAAAAAGACATTGCCGCCACTGACTTGGAGGTTACTGCCCTTGATGGCCGGCTTGAAAAGGCAGTATCGCCGAATCTCTGAATCGAGCGGGTTATTCGTTTGAATGTCCTCGATCTCGACTTCGTACGGCAAATCTCGCCATGTCACGCCGATCTTTATGAAGCCGTCAACAACGACGTTGTCTTCGTCGTCGGGCGCGCCGATGGTGCGAAAGGTCAATTCGTTTTGGTTGTTTCGAATCGGGAAGCCGAGACCGGACATTTCCTGGGCATCGACGACAAACGCCCGTCTATGAACCGGATGCCGCTGCGGATGAAGCCTGACGAGAGGGTTGCGATAATACTGGATCGGCCAGTCCGCGCCGTAAGGGGCCATCGTGAGAAATTGCGTCGTGTCTTGGTGCGCCGTATCTTCGTAAACGTCGGGGAGGATGGACCGTAAGAATTGATCTTTCTTATCCGCGGCGACGATGCAGACGTTGTAAAACGTCTTCGGCGAACCATCTGTGGGATAATGCCCCTGAATGTCCGGCCCCATCGTGTACGGGACAGGGTCGCCCACATCAAAAACGCCGTTGCCATAGTCGATCAGCGGGCCGCGCGTTGTTTCAAAATCTGGATCGCGAAGAGTGGTCCCCATGACGCCAGCATCGGGCTTTTTGGGTTGTTTGTTCTATGGCAGGTGGAATAGAATAACGGACCAGCGCTGGCTTCGTGGAAAATCGGGGAGTTTCGCAAAATGTCAAAACAGAGATACGAGAGAATGAAATTGATTGCTTGCGCTATTGTCTTGCCAGCAATCGCAATTGCCGCACTCAATAACAATCTTCGCGCAACGATGCCGAGTGGACTGAACGCAATGATCGACTTCGCTGTTTTTGGTCCTGTGGCAGCAACCTGGAAGCTAATCGCCGGCTAGATCATTCGCCACGTCACCAGCCGACGCCGCCATATGGACCGAAATCGCCGCCGGCTGATGTTGATGATGTGTCTGCGACGCTGTTGGCAATTAATTCGAGAAGTCTATTTGCCTCTTGCTGAGCGGCAAGCTGCTGGCCCTGCAAATCAATCTTCGTCGCCGCCTCGTTAATTCGCGTGTACGCCGCTTCGAAATCTTCAAATCCTTTCGGGACGCCGGAAATGCTCGTCGAACCTGTCTGTCCCGTTTGCCCCGTCGTTGCCGGCGAGGATAGCGATCGTGCAATACCAAAGGGATTGTTGTTGAGAATAAAGTCCGCCAAAAAACTACCTAGCCTCTGGCCAGCCGATTGGTTCTCTTGCCCTGGCGTCCCTGACGAGGCAGGAATGAGTCCGCTGATCCATCTGACCGTTGTCGCGAAATCTCTTACGGCATCGGCAAAGATTGGCGTCACTCCTTTGAGGGTGTCGGCAAAGAACTCGATGGCCGGCGTTGCCGACTTTGCCAAATCCACCAACGCCTCGCGGCCTTTTTCGTTGCTTGCCAAAATTGCCGCTAGGCCGCCGATGCCGAGCCCGATCATTCCGGCATTCGCCGCGACACCGCCCAAAGCGCCGCCCTTCGCCGTCCACCGGGCCAGCGTAGCGCCCAAGGCTCCCTCCGTGGCCAGCGTCGCCAAGGCCTTTGTCACCCGCGGCACGATCAGCGCCGCCGCCCCCATCGCCGTCCCGAACACGGTCATTTGCTGAATGCTTCGCCGCTGCGGCTCGCTGAGCCCTTGCAGCCACGTCGTCATCTGGGCGACGTACTTCGTCTTCTCTTCAAGCAGCGGCGCGAAGATCGAGGCGACTTGGCGATTGAGCAATTGGCCGTAGGCGGACGCTTGCTGCCCTTGGAGCGTATCCTGAAAGCCCGACCGGGCCGACATTCCAATTGCCGCGATGCCGGCTCCCACGCCGAGCCCGGTCAAGGTCTTCAATTCCGTGATCGACTCGCGAATCCGCGTGCGGCGAACAACGTCGGCGTCCGCTTGCTTGCGGGCCAAGTCCATCGCCGACCGCTCGCGCTCGCGATCCACCTGCGCCCAATGCGACTCTTCGCGGATGACATTGTCTTCGGCGATCTTGGCCAACCGCTTAGCGGAATCCTCCCGCTCGCGGTCGATCTTCGCCCAATGGGCCTCTTCCGCGCGAGCGTTGGCGTCGGACAATGCCGCCGCGTCTCCTCGTCGCTCGCTCCCTGCGAGACCCACCCTGCCAAAAACCTTCTGGGCAATTTCGGCAGAGATTTGCGAATCTTTGAAAAGCTGATTTACGACGCGCAGGGATTCTTCGAGATCGTCAAAACCCGCGGCTGACTTCTGAGCTTGCTGGAAAGCGACCTCAACGCCGAAAGCGCTCTTTCGGACGGCGGCGAGTTCGGTGAGGACTTGGCCGAGAGCGGGGGAACCCTGCGTGGCCAGGGCCATTTTTGGCCCGAACGTAAGCGAGCCTATTTCTTTATCGACATCACTGATTGTGTCGCGCGTAGCGTGAGCCGCGCCCGCAATCGCGGCCAACTCGTCCAGCGCCCTTTTGCCGGTGATTTTTACTTGCCAATCTACTAACGGATCGTCCACGGCATCACCTCATGAGTCGTTGCATTGCCGCGGCTTTTTCTTTCCCCGTCGTAGCCGCGCGCCATTCTCGCACGAACCAATCCGGCTCGCTCACGCGCGGCAGGAACTTCTCAAGATGGACCGCGAGTTCGGGCAACGTCAATTCCCACGCCTGGTCGAGCGTGTACGGAAACTCCTTCATCAAGAATTGATCGATGTACGCCCAATTCGTCGCCCGCCCGTCTTCCTCTTCACCCCCGGCGTCAGGCGTCAGGCCGGGGATTCCCCGTTTTTTGATGGCTCCGCGCTGCGACCGTTGCAGATGTTTATGATCTCGTCCGGTGTCTTTCGCGTGTCGCTGCCCGCATTCGAAGCGAGATCCCAATAGACATCATAAGCCTCGTCCGGTGTGACGTCGGGATGCGCAGGCTTGAGCAGCAAGTAGAAGAGATACGACTGCCCCTCGTTCGAAAGCAGGAACCCGGACAGTTCCGGCGAACCCGCCGAGAGATAGCGGCTTTTCGACAGGTAGGCCCGCTCCTCGATCGCCTTCGAGGCCCCCTGATACTGCGGAGCCATCAAGACCGGCTTGCGCTTCTCGGCCTTTGCCGCCGCTTTTTCGGCCTCGTCCGCGATGGTCATCTTGCGAATTGTCTCGGCGTCGCGAAGAACGAGCGATTCGTATTCTTCGCTGCCGAGCACGGCGATAGGATCGGGCATGAGCCGCCGCGCTTCGACGGCGAGATCGGCCCAGACTTTCCGCGTGAATTTTTGAAAGGTCCACTTCTTGCCGATCGCCATTTCCTCGCACTGGCGACCGATGACGTACGTGTACGACAATCAAACCTCCTTATTCCTCTTCTGGCACAGACATCGTCCCGGCTTCGGCGCTCAGCTTGAACGTAACGGCATAATCAGTCCCGCCCGCGGTTTCGTTGGTGTAGGCCACTCGCGAGATGTAAATCGGGATAATGAACGGGTTGCGGTTCGCGAATTCGGCTTTCCACATACCGGACACTTGCGCCCGGATGGAAATCGCCGACGTCCACGGAAGCTGCTCGGTCTTGAGATGAAACGAGGCGTCGCCTTCGCCGCGGAGGATGCTCGCGATAAACGCCTGGGTGCCCTCGTGACAACTCGATGTGACCTCGTGGCCTTCGTCGGAGAACGTCAGCCCGTGCCGGAAGTTGCAGAGTTCGACATAGGCGGACGCGCCGTCCGGCTTCCAAGAGACCCGGTTTACAGCGCCAGCTTTGAAGCCCATACGTCACCCCTTCTTCCCGATTACGATCCAAGTCCCGCAGCTATGGAGATGCGGCTCTGTTTTCGGCCCCGTCGTTCGCCGGTGGCACTCCGGGCACACGTAACTTGCCAAGTTCGGCCGGCCGTCGAGTTCCGTCCAATCCGTCACAATGACCGCCGTCGCATCTATCGTTGCCTTTTGCCGCTCGATCGTGATGTTTACGCGACCGGGCTCGTCCATAGACGCTACTCCAGCGTGACATTATGGCCCTAATGGCGATGCCGCCTTCTGCCGAGACGACCAGATGCGATATTCCAGCGTGCCCTTCCAGAACGAGTCGGCATTGGCCTTGTCGGCTTTCTCAATCCGCCCGTGATTCTCGGGGATCGCCTCCGTCCGCATCCACTCGGCGTTCTCGATCACCAGCGATTGCTCGTCGAACGCGATATCAACCGCCAGCATAGCGTTGGCTACGTCGTCTTGCACCTTGCCATAAATCATCAGCTTCAAGCGCCGGAAATCGATGAAGCCGCCACCCGCCGATACCTGATTCGTCCGCCCGTCCGGTAGCACGTCGAAACCCGCGTACAAGTCCTGCGGCCGGAGATTGCCGTCAATGTTGATGGGCTCTTCCCTGAGCCCGCCAACAACCAAATCGGTGATCTTCACGTCCCGCGTATCGAGGATGCCGACAAGGTTCGGGAACTTTGCCAGCACCAGAGCGGAATCGATTTCGGCCGCGTCCCACTTCACCTTCACTGCGGCTTGGGTTTGATTGTCGAACATTACTGCGAACCCTGCACGATCGCCGCAATCTGGTTTCGAATCGTCTGGGCCGTCTTTTGGTAGCCGAGACGATTCATCTTCCGCTCGTGGTGGACGATGTAGTTGAAGCCGCCGCCCTCCGCGAATTTGCCCTTCTTGAATTCGTCGCCGCCCATGAAGGCCCGGTGGCCGATCATCACCGTGAGATCGTTCGCGACGACCGCTTCGGCCGTCTCGGGTCCGTAGATAACGCCCGATTGCCCCTGGCCGGTGATCTTGCGGGAGTATTCGCCCGGCTTCGAAGGGTTCGGGTAGATCGTGTAGCCCGACCCTTTCTTCATCACCGTCCCGTCGGCAAGCGTCCGGTCGTGTTTGCGCCGCATTCGAACGCCGGTATTGGGGACGTTGAGCATTTGCTTGTGCGTCGTCTGGAAGAACACCGCGGCGCGGAGCAAGCGTTCGGCCATGCGCAATTGGGCCTCGCGAACTGCGGCGTCGATGTTGGATTCAACGGACACGGTCAAACCCTCAACAAGATTCAAAAACTCCATTGCGAAGATACCCATGCCAGCCGCAGCAGCCGGCACAATGAATTGATGGTGACAGCGTCAACGTCGTCACGTCCTCGAAGCTTCCGCTCGTCGCCGTCCATTTGGCCCCCTCTCGCGGCCCACCAGCTTCGCCGCATCCTGGACAGCAAAGCGTCCATTCGTCTGGCGTGTTCTGTGGATGCCGATCAAGGTAAGCCCCTGGAGGCCCACACAAGCGATTCTTGTCGCTGTACCAAACCGTTGCGTTCGGCTCCGGCCCGAAGACTACGGGAATGAGCGACGCTTTTACGCCAGTTCGTTTCGGGTCGATATCCACAATCAAACCCTCACGCAAGCCAGCCGCGGCAACTCGTCGATCCGCTCCGGATTCCAAAGCCGCTGCCACTGCAAGACCATCCCCTTGGGATTCTCCCCCTGCCGATCCGAGTTCAACCAGATGACCCGGTCGTCCTTCCGAATGTCGATCTGCTGCGACAGTATGACGTCGTAACTCCGCGCCGCCGTCTCCACTCCATTGACCAACGTCGGCTCCGAATCGGTGATTTGCACCTTGGCCGGGAAGTCTTCCACGACGTAAACCCCGGTCCACGTATAAACCGGCTCGCCTGAATCGCCTTCCGTGATCTCCGGTCGCTCGATCGTGATGAGGTCTTGCAGATTGGCGGCGATGACCAGATTCCGCGTGACGCATCGCCACCACGTTGACCACGTATTCAGCGCCGCTTCGAGGACGGTCCACGGGTTGCCCTGCGCGTCCTCGATCACGAATCCCGGTGTTGGCGGGTAAGCGTCCGTGAACGCCTGCGATTCGAGGACGGGGAGCAACCAGACCTTGTCTTGCCCGGTATACGCCCCACCGCTTGCGGCCAGTTCCTTGAAGTTCAGCGCCCGCCGCTTGGCGTTCTCGACCGGGAAATAAAGATTCTCGCGCCTGGGGGCCGGATAGACGACGCACGTTTCGCGGTTGTCCCATACGAGATAGTCGCGGCTCAGGTCGATGGCGTAGGCGGTCATCAGGTGAATACCTGCGTCTTGATCTCGTAGCCCCCATCCGACATGGCAATCAATTCGTTGATCTTTGCGAGTTGCTGCGTCAAGCTGTCAAAGAGCGACCCCCAAGACATCGATTCGCCGTCGATCGAATAGTTCGGTTTCGGGTTCACCGACATCTCGGCGAGTCTGGCCACGACATTGTCGCGGAGAGTAATCAAATTTTCGGCGTAGGTCGCCATGGCGCTCCGTTAGGCGTGCGGATGCGGCGGCGTTACCGGGATCGGCGCGACTGTCGCGGCGTGCGGGGCCGGCTTCGTCTTGATGCTCCCGACAACCGGCGTCCCCGGCGTCACCACAATCGTCGGCGGCGCGATCGAGCGCGGCAGCCGAGCATCTTGCGCCACCGTGCATGGCAAATCGACCTTGACCGCCTTGAATGCGCTGTCCTTCACCGGCGCGAGGCTGACGGTGACGACAACCGGCGTGTCCGGGAGCGTTGGCGCGATCCCGCGCAGCCGGAACGTCATGTTTTTGGCGTCCTTCGGCAAGCCGTGCGGCGTCTCGGCGGTCACATAAGCGGCGTCCGCCGAAGTGACGGTAAGCGCGGCGTCGTCACGGACATCGACCGCGTTGCCGGCCTCGTCGGTGCCGAACACTGTGCAACAGCCGTCCTCTTCCTCGACGAAGAGAAGTTCCTTGCTGGTGGCTTTGACGCCCGACGCGGCCATTTTTAATTCGGCCCGCTTGAGGCAGGTGACGATAGCGATTCCTTTTGGTTCCATGATTCGATCCCTTAAGAGGTTGCCGTCAGACTCGCATGGCCACGGGCATTTCCCGGCTCAACGGGTCGTGCTGTCGCCACTGGCTCGACGTATTTTCGTCGCCGCGCTTCCATACCCCCCAATCGCCGACGTTTTCGAAGCTCATGCTGCCGTGATGCAGGGTACGA